TACACCACTATGAGCGCGGTTGAGAAAAAGAACTACACCACTATGAGCGCGGTTGAAGATAAAGGGTATCAGAATGCTGACCAAGTTGGAGAAATAGCAAACAGCGCAGTAAAAAATATAAAAGATGAGCTTGACGCTCTTAAAAAGAACATCGGCTATACACAAATAGGAAAAGACTATGTTGTATCACCCAAGATAGTCGGTGCGTATGGCGAATTTACAAAAGCTTTTAATGTCGATGTTGCCAATCCGTCTACAGGGCTTAATCAAAGTTTTTGGGCGCAAGGCGCAGAAACAGGAACAAAAATAAGTGGAAATTACAGTGGAAATAATGTTGACAATAATCTTACAGTAACCCCAGAGGGGGCAAACCTTTTTTCGAACGTTGGAGGACACACTAGCGGTATGGGCTGTGGCGGTGGCTTTGCAAGCATGAATGGCGAAACAGTTAATATAAGCGGAACTAATGTTGACATTACCGCAAACAATTTGACCATTAATGAAGTTGAAACGGATTTTGGCTCAAAAACATTCACTAGTGGAGGCGGTTGGTATTGGAGACAGTGGACAGATGGGTACCTAGAAATGTGGGGAAACTTTCCCGCGACTGTCTCGTTTGGCCCTAAATATGGTAGTCTGTATTATACTTATGGAAGCGTATATATGCCAGACGGGGTAAAAAGTATCTTACATACTACAGGTACTGTGTTTTGTAGTGCTGGCGGGCTGTATTCTATTTTTTTTACAAGATGGAGTAGTAATGAGTTGAATTTTTGTATAAGCTCGGCTGGTGCAGAAACAAACAAATACTTGTATTTACAACTTCACGTTTTAGGCAAATGGAGATAATTGATGAAAGTGAGGTATAGCTTATGGCAATTCAAATGAGGCGAGGGGCATACGCGCAGTTTGACCCCTCAAAAATGAAAGCCGGGGAATGGGCGGTATCGACTGACTCCGACACAAAAAAACAGCAGATATGGATGTGTTTCGCACCCGGAATAGTTAAACGAATGGGAACTGTTGAGGATTTCAATACTGAAATTCAAAGACTTATTCAGAATTATCTTGACGGCATGGCTCAATCCGTGTCACAGGCTCAAAAATCAGCACAAACCGCGACAGAAAAAGCTACCTCGGCAAGCAGCTCAGCTTCACAGGCTCAAAAATCAGCACAAACCGCTTCACAAAAAGCAAACGAGGTTGCCCAGGTTTCAGGAAAGATTGACGCGGCAGTAAGTCAAGCAAACGCAGCTACAGCAAAAGCAAATGAAGCTGCACAAAAAGCAGAGCAACAAGCCGGGCTTGTTGAGCAGAAAGCAAACGGAAGAGGCATTACTTTTTCTGTGACAAGTGCCGGATTACTCAACGTGAGCAAGGAGGATTAAATATGAGCGGAATAGATATTATTTCAGATACGACAGGGCAAGCAATTGTTGAAAGTATTAAAGCCCTTGGTACAAAGCTAAGCGAGGGAAGAGTTATTTATGGTGTTCATGTCAACGGTGCGGACAGCAACCCAAAAACGAGGGTCAGATATTTAGCAGACGCAGTAGGCATGACTCCGGCAAGCATGAATTTTACGAGTGGAACCTTTGATTACGGCTCATGGGCTAACGCCTTTTTTATGCCAAAACCATGTATGCTTAAGACAAATGGTCAAGTTGACTACTACCTCAATGAGAATGACTTGACTAAAAAAATAGATGGTAGTGCATCGGATGTAGCAAACGTTGATTACGATGGAAATGCTATGATGGAATGGGGCAATGGTACAGATATTATATGGTGGAAAATTGCACCCGACAAAGGCAACCCAAACAGTGCAAGCCTTTATGTTGCCAACTATCAAGCTGATAAAGATTTTAAAAATCTGAATTTTATTGACATTAACGGCAATGAAAAATCTCATTTTTATACACCAATTTATAATGGTTCGCTTGATAGTAATAATAAGTTACGCTCAATAAGCGGTCAAACAGTTATTAAATCAAAGACAGGCAGTCAAGAAATGGCATATGCAAGAGCCAATGGTACAGGATATGAAATCGAGCAATATGTTGACAGACTCTTGATTAATATTTTACTTATCATCGTGGGAAAATCTACCGAGACGCAAGATGTATTCGGGCGAAGCATGAGTGAAAATGCTGGTGATGAAAACTTATTGCTTAAGACCGGTACAATGAATAGCAAAGGTTTATTTTGGGGCGAAAATGCCGGAAAAGCCGGAGTTAAAGTATTCGGTATGGAGAACTATTATGGTAATCAATGGCGAAGAACAGCCGGACTCATCCTTGCTAATGGTATAGCAAAAGTCAAGCTATCTCCGTCAACAAAGGATGGAAGCAAGGCAACCAACTACAACACTGACGGAACAGGATATATTGAGATACCTAATTCAACTCCTAGTGGTACATCGGGTGGATATATTAAAGATATGCTGTATACAGCATTAGGCATGTTTCCAATATCAATTACAGGCTCATCATCGACATATTATCCTGATGGCTGTTGGTTTAACATTGCAATTATAGCCTTTGCTCTTTTCGGTGGCCTCCTGACCGACGGCCGTCGTTGTGGCGCGTTCTACGTGTCCTTGAACGCCGTGGCTGGTCGCGCGTGGTGGGACATCGGGGCTTCTCTTTCCTACAAATAACTTGCAACAGGGAAGAGGGAATTTCTGCCTAAGCAGAAAGGGAGAAACCACGTTTCTCCTAAGAAAATTTGTAACTATAAACGTGTGTAGTTAATTTTATATAAGGGATTTAGTTTGCGCCTTTGCTCTTTTCGGTGGCAACCTGAACAACGGCCGTCATTGTGGCGCGTTCTACGTGAACTTGAACAACGTGGCTGGTAACGCGAGGTGGAACATCGGGGCTTCTGTACCTATCATTCATGGGATAAAATGAATGCAGACTAAATTCCGTACCCCTTGGTAAAAATTAACTCGATGCAAGCTACTGCTAGTAGTAGGAAATAGTCGAACGTGGTAGAGAGGATAGGAAGAGAATACGTATGAGAACATACAGAAATCTATATGCTGAATTTATTTCAGACGAAAATATAAAACTTGCAATTCAAAACTTCTCTAAGGGTAAAAAAAGAAGAAACAAGGTTAGAAAAATTTTAGCAGACCTTGATACATATATACCCAAAATTAGAGAATATGCGATTAACTTCACACCTTTTGAGCATAAGCCCAAAGAAATATATGACGGAATATCACGAAAGAAACGCAAGATAGTAATACCGACAGTTATGGAGTCAATAGTACATCACATGATAGTGAACGTGCTTAAACCCATGTTTAACAAAGGAATGTATGAACATAGTTATGGCTCGGTTCCTAAGCGTGGCGGTGCATATGGCAAGAAATGTATATGCAAGTGGATAAGGCAAGGCGGTAAGACCATTAAATATTGCTATAAGCTTGATGTGAAGCAATTCTATGCTAGTATTCCACAGGACAAATTGATTAAAAAACTTAAATCTAAAATTAAAGATTTTAAATTCATGCGGATTGTTGAAAATGTTATACATTGTGTGCCGAATGGCTTGCCACTTGGCTTTTATACCTCTGTATGGTTCGCTAACTGGTATTTGAGTGAACTTGACCATGAAATTAAATCGCTTGGCATTGAACTGAAATACGCACGCTATGTTGACGATATGGCTATATTTTGTGCGAGCAAAAAGAAATTGCACAAGATAAAAGCTGTGATTGATAACAGCCTTGCAGAATTAGGCTTGACAGTCAAGGCGAACTGGCAGATATTTCGTTTTCACTATTTACCCCGAAATCCATATGTCGGCAAAAGTGGAAAGCCAGAAACATATGGCAGACCGCTTGATTTTATGGGGTATAAATTCTATAGGAATAGAACTACCTTAAGAAAAACAATCCTTAAGAAAATAAGAGCTAAGGCGGTTAGAATATGGCGAAAAACAAAGGTTACAATATTTGACTCAAAACAAATGGTTTCCGCTCTTGCGTGGATTAAAAATTGCGATATGTACAATTATTACAAGGAGCATATCAAACCATTTGCAGATTTTGGAAAACTAAAACACAAAATTTCAACAGCAGACAGAAAGGCAAGGTGTATTGAATATGACAGAATACAAGCTCGTAGAAAGTATGCAATCGGACAAGCCGCTTGACATTGACACAATATCTTCTCCGAATATCGTTTATCAGCGAAAAAACATTAAGTCGGTTGAAGCGACAGGAAGTGAAGATGATTTTGCCTATAAGCCTAAGCACTGGGAGTACGAGGAGCGCGAGCTGACACAGAACGAATACTCGCAGTATCTTATTGCCATGGAACAGGCAAAAGAGATTAACGAACACTCTGATGAGGAGGCAATAGACAACTACACAAGGCAGTTAATGGATGAGGGGGTGCTTTAATATGAGAATTTTAGTAGAAAGCCTTAAAAGGCTATATGAGAGTGGCAGAGTCACAAAAGAGGAGCTACTCGACAGGGTAGCAAGCGGTAAAATATCGCAAGAGGAATATGAGTACATTACTTCTCAATTAGAATAAAAAAGAGAGGGAAAATTCCCTCTCTGATTATTGCCCTATAAATACTCCGACATCATCTGCGAATGGATTGAAATTGTAATCCATTTCAATGCTTTGCGCGTTTGTTGGAACTTCAAACGATATATCGACATTTCCGGTTCTACCCGGTGAAAGCTCTAAAATCGAAGAGCTGTCAGTCAAATAAAGCATGTTTTCGACTTGCACGTTATCGGCATATCCAGTTGCATTAGTATAAGAGAAACTAAATGTTTCGCCACTATTATTTACCACTTGAAAGCTAAAAGTAACATATTTATATCCACTTTTAGGCTTTTCATAATCATAATTCGTATTTTCATAAAAATTAGTTAAAGCTACATCTATATTGTCTTGATAAGTTATTCCCTCTCCGACACGAGCTTCAATTCTTTGATAATCTTGCGAGGGACTACTCTCTGTCTCGGTTTCTATTTCACTTTCAACTTGATTATTGGACTTCTTGTCACTTTTAGCGGTATCAGTACTTGAATGGTCTACAAAAATCAATCCTAAAGCAGAAAGAACACATATCACAATAGCAACAATCGAACCTACATGGCGTCTTGGAATTTGTTCTGAACTCTTAAGAGCTAAATCAATGATAGCAAGCGTCAGTGCTGTTACGATACATATTACGTCAAGAAAAAGCGGTGCGCATAGTACAAGTGGCAGACAAAAGCAAATGGCTATAGTGCTCAATACGGAGTCCTTCCTTTTAAACGGCTTATCTTGCATGTATAAATTCACATAATAGCTTGAGGTCTTGCGGTCAACAAGACAACTGCTCTCGATATGCCTACAGACCATTTCCATATTACCTTGATAATGCCTATCTAAATCACCGATATTAACATAATGATTGTTAATGCAGTATTCTCTATATCTTTTCATATAAAAATCCCCCTTCTAGTTCTTTTTTGCTATTTTACTCTTTACAATCCCTATTGTCAATATTCGACAAAATAAAACACTTTAGAGTGCTACAGTAATGATGTTCTCAAACAAGAGAACTCTTCAAGTTTCGGTAGGGCGGTAGGCTAATTGGCGGTCTATCGCCCTATTTTGTATTGGCGCCTACAAGCATATGTTCTATAATTGGTTTTAGAAAGTGGGGTTTTAAAAATGGATTACAAGAAAGAAATAATACAGATGATTGAAAAAATAGAAGATGCAGGCACTTTGGGGTACCTGCATACATTCATAAAACTTTTTTTGGAAAAGTGGGGCTAGTCCTCACTTTTTTCTTTTCGAGATAACATAACGTCAATCATGCTTAAAATCGTTTCCTTATCTCTATTGTCTAGTAAAGAAAACTTTTCTAACAATTTAAAATCCTCTTTTGCCATATCGGGAGTTGACTCTTTTTTCTTAGAAACATCAAATCCCATTAACCACATAGGCTCGACTCTTAAAATCTTACCCATTTTACCACTGCTTATATTAGATGGTGCATGAGAGCCACTAAGATATTGACTAATAGAAGCTTTGCTCACACCGGACCTGTCGGCCAGTTCTTGAGGCTTCATATCCAAATCAGATAACGCTTCTTTTAATCTTAAAGCAGTAATTTCGTTTTTCACTTCATTTCACTCCTTTCCTATTTGATAAATCAATCATAACACAAAGATGTTAAACTTTCAACAAAAAAGTTAAACTTTATCAAACTTTTGTGTTGACATTCAAGTTAAACAGTGTTAAACTAAGCGTGTGTTAAAGAAAGGAGGTAAAGCAAATGCCATATAGATATGACAAACTAAGAGGACGAATAATTGAAAAGTGTGGCAGTCAAGCCAAGTTTGCCGATAAAATAGGCTTATCACAGAATAGTGTATCAAGGAAGTTGAATTGCGATGTGGGTTTTTCACAGACTGATATGCTTAACTGGGGAGCTGTATTGGATATTCCACAGGCAGAGTATGGCACTTATTTTTTTAACTGAAAAGTTAAATGGAGTTAAACTTAGGAAAGGAGATGAAGAGGTGGATACAAACGACATTCATAAAACTTGTGAAGAGATAATGGGAAATTGCAAAAAGGCAAACACCATGTCAAACATAGCGATTGTCTGCGGGATTCTTTCAATATTAATCAATGTCCTAACTGGGATAGATAAGATAGAAAGCTTTGCACAGTCTTTATTATCTTATCTGCATTAATAAAAACAGAAAGAATTAAAGATAATACTGAAACTATCGTAGATATGTTTGCTCGTACCGCAGAAGTGACAGATGCTTTACTAGCTTTTTGAGATTCTTTAATAGCTAGTTCAGCTTGCGTTTTGGAACTTTCTGCAATTTCTTTAGCAGAATCAGCTTGAGATTTAGCAGATTGAGCCATATCGTGAAGTTCCTTGCTTGTCTTTTCAAGGTAAGCAGACTGGCTTTCTAAGAGCTCAATTGGGGATTTGCCTTTTTCATATGTAGGTGATTCAATTTTAGGAATTTTGCGTTGCGGAAATAATTTATCCATATTTGGGTAATTTGGTTTGTATTGCATAGTGACCTCCAATATTTTTTATACCATATACATTTTGAAGTCTTTCAACGCATTGGTACTACACAATGCTTCATTAAATGTTCCGTCACTTATGCAGTTTAAGTTCAGCAGTCTAATTGCCATTAGCTGACGGATTGAGAGGAGTATCTAGCGTAGCACGGCATATTACCGGATATGCCAGCCATGATTTTTTATCGAGCTTTACTGCCCAAAATGCGCTACACCGATTGCTACATTTTAAATGCGACCTCGCAAATATGGAACAGGCAAAATCAAAATTGCTTTCAAGGTTTTTACCTCCTAGCGTATTTTGCCTAATATGGCACTTTTTATAGTAACGGATTTCCTAACTATTGTCAAGAAAGGAGATGGGAAATTGAATAAGAAAAAACGACAGGCGAGCTTTAAAAAACTTGATACGCTCATAAAAGCTAGAAACGTTTCGTTTTACAAACTGTCAGAAGAACTTGGAATGGCGCGAAGCACTTTTTCGGATTGGAAGTCGGGAAAATCAATGCCAAAAACAGACAAGCTGATTAAGATTGCTAATTATTTTGGTGTAGAAGTCTCTTATTTTATTGAGTAGAAAGGAGAAAACATGGACGATTTACAAATTTTCAACAATGAAGAGTTCGGAGAAGTCCGAATGACAGAAATTGACGGAAAGCCATATTTTGTAGCAACAGATGTGGCAACCGCACTTGGGTATGCGACACCGAGAGATGCAGTTTCTAGGCATTGCAAGGGAGTCGTGAAACGCGACACCCCTACATCTAGTGGAGTGCAATCTATGTCATACATAAATGAGGGAGATTTATACCGACTCATTATGAAATCAAAATTGCCTAGTGCAGAGAAATTCGAGCGGTGGGTAATGGATGAGGTACTTCCGTCAATCAGAAAAACAGGCAGTTATGGCGTGCCAAAGACAACAGGCGGTCAGATACAGCTTTTAGCGCAGGGCTATACGGAGCTTGAGCAGAAAGTAAACGACATCAAAGATGATGTGAGTGAGCTTAAGGAAAACGTACCACTTTATAGCTGTGACATTGACGAGATACAACAGCACGTTAAGCGCAGAGTTGTGAATATCCTTGGTGGCAAGCAGAGCGAAGCATACAGGGATAACAGTATCAGACATAAGACATTTTCTGATATATGGACACAGTTAAAGCGTGAGTATGGTTGTGTATCTACTTATAAGAGTATCAAGAGGAAGTATATAGACGATGTGCATGAGTTCATTGATTGCTATATCGTGCCTAAGTACCTTGATGAACTTATTCAGGACGCAAACGCTCAACAGAGTTTCGCATAGCGAGGTGATTGTATGAGAAAAAGAACTTTAAAAGAGAAATTCTACACCGGCTGTGGCTATTCGATTTTCGGAGCATTAGCATTTGCATTTTTCCTTGGATTATCGGTGGCATACGGAATTAAGACAGCGAGTATTATCGTTGGAGCAATTGTCACAGTCTTTTGGCTGATACTGATTGCAATATGTCTCATAGAGGAGGGCGAACCGCATGAGAAAAAGAAAACTGATGTTGATGTTATTAATTTCAACAATTGGAACTATGACCTTAAAGCCAATAGCAGTGAAAGCAGATAGCAAAATTGAACTGACAGCCGGTGTTACTTCCTATTTAAATAGCGTAATGCTTGGAAAGATTGAGCCGACAGTAGTTGAGAATGAGCCGGTTGTAGTTGAGCAGGCCTATGAGGAGCCAACAGTTCCAACTTGCCGTAAGAAATACAGTTGTAGCCGATTTAAGAAGCTAGGGCGAGTCCGATACGGCGATTACACTTATACGTGGTACTCGCAGAGAGTGTTACCTGGGGGAGGACTTAATATTCCGGGCAGACATCTAAACGAGCATGGGCTTGTAGTTGATGAAAACGAATACGTGGTAATTGCAAGTGATGATTTACCACACGGAACTGTGGTTGATACTCCTGTTGGCATACAAGGGATTGTATATGACGAAGGGAGCGGAAATGGAAATCTTGACATCTACTGCGATTGGTAGCCAATTGAAACGTCAGAGTGCTAACGATTACCTACAAGAATTATATCGAGCTAAACGGCACAAGGACAAATCATTTGACTTTCAAGCGTTACTAGATAAAGAAATGGAGAAGCTAAATGAGCGACAATGTAAGAAGAATTAGGCTGGGTGATACAAGATACCGATTGAAGCCATTAACAAGAGAGCAGAAGCTATTGCTCAACAAGGCCCATTACGTGGCGAGCGAGTGGCTTTTTGTATCGGAGTCGGACTCATATCTGAGAGTTGTTAAAAAATCAAGCCTACACGGAAATTTGATTCTAAAAACCATAAACAAATAGAAAGAGAGGAAACGCAATGAAGATTACACACATTTTTGCACAGAATTTTTGTAAATTCTACGGCAAAAACACATTAGACACGGATTTTTCGATGAAAACTGTTTTGTCCGGTCAGAATGAAGTTGGCAAATCAACAGTTAAGAGAATTATTCTCGATGTGCTGAATTGTCACGATGAAAATGACAGGGAGATTACAGGCATAAGACCACATGATGAAAACGGAGTCGAGATTGACGATGTTGACATTGTAAGAGCTGTTACCTTTGAGATTGACGGAAAAGCAAAGACTCTGAAAAAGGTTACAAGACAGAAACGCAACAAAAAAGGCGAGATTACAGGCAGTGTTACTGATTACTCGATTAATGATGTGCCGTACAAAATGGCAGACTACAATCAGTACATCAATGACAGCATGGCAGAGCTTGGAGTATTACCATTTTGCTTAAATGCCATGACGTTGCTTAATAAGTCACAGGCAGAGCAGAGATTAGCACTTGCAAGCTATTTTGGTACACGTACTGATGAAGAAATTTGCGATATGTTCCCACAGTTTGCGGAACTTAAGCCAATGTTTGACGATGGGGATGTAGACCAGCTCAAAAAAGTATGCCGTGGCAAGCTAAACGGCACAGGCGGTAGAAACGGCTCAAAAGGACTTGTCAAGGAAAGAGACGAAATCTCAACAAGGATTGATACAATCCATTCCACCAATGAGTATACAGACCTTGCGGAACTTGAATTGCAAAAGAAAACCTACGAGCCACGGCTTAAGGAAATTGAAGATAAGCTGTCCGACTACAATAAGATTTTAAAGGACAAACAGAAAGCTACAGAGGACATTATGAACCTTAAGTTTGAGCTTTCAGACATGGAGAGAAAAGCCAATGCCGACAATCAGAAAAAGCGCATGGAGATACAGTTAGAGCTTGATGGCTACAATGTTTCAATCCGCAAAACAGGGTCAATGATAAGGACCGGAAAGACTAGCATTAAAACCTCTGAAAGAGAGATTGAAGATTGCGCAAGAGACTTAGAAAAGGTACGTGCCGACTGGAAAAAGGCAAAGGAACTTGCCTTTGACGAGAGCAGTATTAATTGCCCGATGTGCGGTCAGAAGTTGCCGGAAGATAAAATAGAGAGCATGAGAGCTGAATTTGACGAGCGAAAAGCAAAGAACCTTAAAAAACTTGAAGATAAAGGCAATATGCTATCAAGTGCTAGCAAGGAGCTTAAACAGGCTATTGAGGATAAGAAAAAAGAGATAGTAGACCTTGAAGTAGAGCTTACGGAACTGACAATAAGACATGATGCTGTTGCTAAAGAGCTTGGAGACTTACCTACTGATACTGATATGACAGGTAACAGTGAGTATCAGGCACTTAAAGCTAAAATCGAGGAAAAAGAGAAAGCTCTTGCAGATGAAAACGATACATCGGAGCTTATCAGAAAGCTCAAAAACGAGCGAAACGAACTGCTAAGACAAGTTTCATCGGTTGATGCAAAGATTGAGCTTGGTGTGGCAAATAACAAGCGTATAGACGATAGCATAGCCGGCCTTGAGGATAAGAGAAAAGACCTCAATCAACAGATTGCTGATTGGGAGAGAAAACTTGACTTGTTGAAAGAGTTTACTCGTAAGAAGAATGAACTCTTACAGGCTGATGTCAATAAGTATCTGAATTTTGCCACAGCAAAGCTTTTCAGACCACTCTTAAATGGTGATACCGAGGAATGCTGCGACTTTGTTTACAACGGTGAAGCATATGCGAGAAACCTTAATCATGGCGCAAGGATGCTGACGGAAGTTGACATATGCCGGGCTTTTCAGAAAGTGGCAAGCGTTAATTTCCCAATTATTATTGATGATACAGAGAGCGTTGATGATTGGAGAATACCACAGATTGATAACCAACTTATTATGTTGAAACACACACAGGACAAAAAGCTTGTGATTGAGGCGATGTGATATGAAATTATACTTTTACTTTTTAGATACTAATGGTAGGAACCCTAAAGGCTTATGCGTTAAGGAATGCGAAGCAAAAGAGAAACCCAAGACATACAAGGCTGTTGATGGGGGTTTTCCAAACTACTATGGTACGGCAAGGAAAGATGAAGTTGGACAAATAAAATGTGATTGCATGGTCCTTGCAGAGCCTAACTTTGAGTATGCAAAAGGGGTGTTCCGAAACAGGGCAGAAAGAAGAATTGCAGACAAGTTGGAAGAAATCGAAAAACTCAAAGCTGAATTAAAAATAATAGAAGAAAGTGAGAAATAGAAATGATTAAAGCAGAAGACGGAAAAGTTACATTTAGAGGTACAAGAGACAATATTATGGCAGAGGCAGTTACTGTTTTACATGCGCTTAAAGAGGAACTTTCAGAGGAAGAGTACAAAATGGTAATTAGACTTGCTGATAAAAGCGAGGAACAGGTGAAAGATGAAGCCGAGAGAGCAAGAGAAATGCTCAAAAAGTTACTTGGATTATAGGAGGTTCAACATGAGTATTAAGAAAAGAAACTATTACATGGGTGGTAAAAAGCACACTGTGGAGCTTAAGTATGACGGATATATGTATACAGTCATATCTGACGGAGTTTTATTCAAGCAGACACCTAATGAACTGTTTGCGGTTCAGGTTTTTAATGAGATTTAGGAGGATTAATTATGGCAGAGAATACAGCAGTTGCGGAAAAGAAAGAAGCTGAAAGCAGAGAGCTTGTAGCAAAAGATTTTACAGAGGGAATGGTTGTAAAAATTAAGCAGAAAGAGAAATTTGGCTTAACATTCCCTAAAGATTACAACTATACAAACGAGCTCATGTCAGCAATGCTTATTTTACAGGACACACAGGATATGAATAAGAAGCCTGTATTACAGAGTTGCACAAGGGCAAGTATTGAAAATGCACTTATCGAAATGGTAACAGACGGATTATCAATAAGAAAGAAGCAGTGTTACCCAGTCGCTTATGCGGGCAAATTACGCTGTCAGCCGTCTGTTTATGGTGCAACTTGCGTTGCTAGAAGATATGGACTTGCTGATATTAACGCAGAAGTTGTCTACGAGGGTGATAAGTTTAGCTACACAATCAAGAACGGAAAGAAAACAATCGCAGTACACACACAGGAAATTGACAATATTGACAATGACAAGATTAAGGGTGCTTATGCGGTTGCAGTTATGAAAGATGGAACTGTTAAAACAGAAGTTATGACTATCAAGCAGATAAAGACGGCTTGGAAGCAGGGATTTGGATATGAGGAGAATGGAAACGGAGTTCATCAGAAGTTTACAGACCAAATGGCTATGAAAACTGTTAAGAACAGGCTTCTTAAATCTATCAACAATACTCATAGCGGTTTTGGTGGAGAAGATGATTACGAGGAAATCAGCCACGATGAAATGCTTGAACAGGATGTTGCCTATGATATTGAGCGGAACGCAAACACAGTAGATTTTGACGAGGACAACATAATTGATGTAGAGCCGACCGACACAGCCGACAAGCAGTCAGAGGAGCTACCACCATTCATGCAGGCAGAATAAGGAGGAAATATGATTTTTGTTAAGCTAATGATTTTATTGTGGGTGATCTTTTTGATAATCAGATTTTTTGTAATGGCAAATTTAACACTTTCGGAAAAGGCACTTATCGCATTAGGTGGTAAACTCCCAAAATTAACATTTGGACTTGTATTGTTGCTTATCAGCTTTTGCCTTGCGTTAATTGATAGCTTTGCAGCTTTGGTCTGGTTTTTATTTTTTAGATAAGGAGATTGAGCATGAGAGTAATTTCACAGGACGGAACAATAGATGTTCCATATGAAAATTTTGTTTTTTCAATATTAAATAGTGGTGGTGGGAATTATGGAATTGTTGCAGTTAAAAATGCCGCAGAGCCACCGGAAGTGTTTATGAACAGTCTTATTGCAACTTATTCTGCCAAAGAAAAGGCAATTAAGGCTATGGAAATGCTTAGAGAAGCATATGCCGGTATGCCTATCGTAATGCAGAATGTTGATATTTCAGAAGATGTGGCAGAGGAATTTGAAAGATTGAAGAAATGCGGTGTTATGGTACGAGCAGAAAATCAGCCGTCAAAAGTAGATTTTATCAACAATGCTGTTTTTCAATTTCCACAGGATGAGGAAATTGAGGTGTGAGTATGGCAGTCGAAGAAATCCGTAAATGCGATAGATGTGGAAAGCCTTTTGAGTACAGTTTGTCTAAATGGGCTGGATATTTTAAATATGGTATCAAAAAAGAAAATCGACTGTGCTTTCATTCAATGTTTTATGGCAATCCAGATGGCTATTCATATGTAGATTATAGATACGACCTTTGTGCTGATTGTACAGAAAAATTATTATTGTTTTTGCGAAGTAGCGAGTAAAGGAGAAGATGTAAATGTACTTAAAATGTTTAGGCTCATCGTCAGCAGGAAATTGCTATTTGCTACAGGCAGGCAGCGGAGAAACACTTATCATTGATTGCGGTATCGGCATCAAGGAGATTAAAAAAGGCTTAGATTGGAATATAAGGGAGATAAAGGGTGTGATTATAAGTCACACCCACCTCTAGACCACAGCAAGTCATTAAACGATTTTAAGGCTATGGGAATACCGATTTACGCACCATATTTGAAGATTGATTATATGTCAATGAATATGGGCGGATTTACAGTAAAACCTTTTGATTTAACAACGATAGACGGCAGATGGACACACACCAATGCAGACGGAACACCTTGCCCGATATATGGCTTTTTGATTACTCACAAGGAAATGGGAAGAATGCTTTATATTACCGATTGCGAGGTTGTCAAGTGGAAGTTTAAAGAAATAAACCACATTCTCTTGGGTGTGAATTATGACAAAGATTTAATCGACAAGGACAACACAGGCAAAGCTAATCACGTTTTCAGAGGTCACTTATCCATTGATACCGCTTGTGATTTTGTTAAGGCTAACGATTCAGACAGCTTGCAGAACGTCATAATGTGCCATTTATCAAGCGAAAATGCTGATAGAGATAGTTTTATCGAGAAAATGAAAAATGCCGTAAATGGGGCGAATGTGGACGTTGCAGAGCGTAACAAGGAATGGCTACTTGCTAATCCTAATGAGTGCCCTTTTTAGAAAGGAGATAATGACTATGAATTTCAAATGGAGTGAGGAGGAAGTCCTTTTATTAAAAGATAAATATTCTTGCTCAACAAATGATGAATTAATCGCCTTATTTCCTAATAAAACATTTTTGGCAATCTATAAAAAAGCTTATTCGCTTAACTTAAAGAGAGATGAAGAAATTAAGTTTTTGAACAGGTCAAAGGCTAAAAGTGGTAAAAATGCTAGTAATTGGAATGGCGGTGTTAGGAGAACAAGCAAAGGATATATACAAATATTAATGCCGGAACATAAAAGAGCAGATAAAGGCGGGTACGTTATGGAACATATCGTAGTTTATGAAAAAGCCACAGGAATAGAAGTGCCACGAAATTGTTGCATACATCATTTGAACGGGATAAAAAATGATAACAGAATTGAAAATTTATGTATGATGACAAATTCAGCACACACAATATATCATCATACAGGGCAAAAAAGAAGTGAAGAAACTAGAAAACGAATTTCAGAAAGCAAGAGGAAAAAATATGAATAAAGTGATAATTTCGGGGAGAGTTGTTAGGGATGCTGATGTTAGATATTCACAGACAGCAAACGGAAGTATGGCGGTAGCAAGGTATACATTAGCTGTTGACAGAACTTTTAAGAAAGAGGGCGAACAGGCAGCAGACTTTATTAGCTGTATCGCATTTGGCAAGAATGGAGAATTTGCAGAGAAGTATTTGCACCAAGGAACTAAGATTATCGTTGAGGGCAGATGGCAGACAGGCAACTACACTAACAAGGATGGACGAAAAATCTACACTAATGATTGCGTAGTTGAAAGACACGAATTTTGCGAAAGCCGTGCCAATCAACAGAACAATAGTAATGGAATTATAGGTAGAAACAGTCCAAGTGCTGATTCAGATTCCTTCATGTCAATCCCTGATGATATTGATGAGGAATTACCATTTAATTAATTCGCTAAAGATAACAAAACAATTAAATATTATGAAAGGAGATATTATGAGCGAAGAAAAATTAAGAGTTTGGCATAATTGCCAAGTAGGAGCGGTTAAGAACTTCTATGTATCAGTTGATAGCATTGAAGAAGCGTGGAGCATTCTTAATACGCTATGGAGATATGATTTGTTTCAGTGCGAAAACAGAATTAAACCCGATTACTGTAACGCAAGCGGACTTGAATACTACGATTTTGAAGATCAAAAATGGCACGAATGGTATGACGATGACGGATATGACATTAGAGAGCATTTTGAAAACGAGGAGGAAGAATGAACACAGAAGTAATGTTTAGTAGCAAAACAGACCAGTGGGCTACACCAAATGATTTCTTTGACAAACTGAATGAGGAATTTCATTTTACATTAGATCCTTGTGCTGATGAAATTAACCATAAGTGCGAGAAGTATTACACAAAGGAAGATGATGGACTGAAACAATCTTGGAATAATGAAAGAGTTTTTTGCAATCCACCTTACGGAAGAGAAATCGGTAAATGGGTTGAAAAAGCATACGCAGAAAATATGATCGGCGGCGCTTATGTAGTAATGCTTATTCCTGCAAGAACTGATACAAAATGGTTTCACGATTACATATACAACAAGCCGAATGTTGAAATCAGATTTATCAAAGGCAGATTGAGGTTTGGAAATTCTGAAAACCCTGCACCATTTCCGAGTATGTTGGTAATTTTTAAAAGAGAGCCATTGATGATAAATGTGTATGATCTTATTGATTATTTAGCAAAGCCAAGAGGGGATTTGCTGGAAACTATAAGCAAAGGTTGCTCGGTTTACGAGATTAAAAAATTTATTGAAGATATAAAGGAGTGTGAACCGATTGAGTAATATGCGACAAATATATGCAATCAAAAACAAAAACAGAAAGCGGATATTAGATGTTTGCCCTGATATGAAACGTAAGAGTGGCATTTATTTCTACACTAGAACCGATGAAAATGGAATATCGTACTTTTATATCGGTCAAAGCGTAGATTGCTTAGAACGTAGTATATCGCACTTGACAGGTTATCAGCACATAGATTTATCAATCAAGAAAAGAGGATTTTATAGCGAAAACAATCCTTATGGTTGGAAGTTGAATGTTATGTACTATCCGAAAGACAAGCTTGACGAAATGGAGCAATATTGGATTTTGGAATACACAAAAAGAGGTTATCAGTGCAGATATAACAAGACGGCTGGCGGTCAAGGAGAGGGTAAAGAAAAGATAAATGAGTTTAAGCCCTCTAAAGGTTATCGTGACGGCATACAGCAGGGCAGAAAGAACCTTGCAAGGGAATTATCCAATATAGCGGAAAAGCACCTTAAAATCGAATTGAGAGCGGATAAGGCTAATAATAAGGTGTCACAGAAGCAGTATGAGAAGTTTATGGATTTATTGAAAGTAGGTGAAAAAAATGTTGATTCCGAAAGTTGAAGCAAAGGAATTTGAAAAATTTGGATTTAAGAAGTGCAAGGGCGAATATGGTAAGAATGGTTGCTATTACCTTTGCGTTGCAAAAGGTGTGAAAATGCTTTTTGTTAGCGATGTGTATTTTGGCGTTAATGATTGGAGGGATAATGACCCAAGAATACATAAAAACGCAAATTGCTCATACGGAGACCACAGAACATACCTTGATATTATTTATGAACTTATAAAAACAGATATGCTTGTAAGCGATTGCATGAAAGTGGGTGGTTTAGAATGAAGATTTTAAGCAAGAAGAAATACAATAAGCTCATTGAAGATTTTGAGGAATTGCAGGAAAAGGTCAAGGAACTTAAAAGGATAAATGAGAGCATCGAGAAAGAGTTGGAAGATAAAAAGGCAAGTTGCAAGCCGAATGGTGGCAAGGATTTCTGCTTTACCTGTAAAAACTCTTACAGATACAGAACTTATATAGGAATGGGAGAAGTTGAACAGTGTGGTTGCTTGCTTGATGTATCTTGTGAGAAGTTTGAGAAAAAAGATTAAAATACATCAACCGAAACTTGAAGAAAATAGGAGATTAATTAAATGGCAGAACGTAGAATGTTTGCTAAGAAAATAACAGAAAGTGACGCTTTTCTCGATATGCCGAGCAGTACTCAAATGCTTTACTTTCACCTATCCATGAATGCTGACGATGATGGATTTGTTAATAATCCCAAGAAAATACAGCGTATGTGTGGCGCTAGTGATGATGATTTTAAACTGCTAATTGCAAAATCGTTTGTAATCTTATTTGAAAGCGGTGTAATTGTGATTAAGCATTGGAAAATGCACAATTACATACAGGCTGACAGATACAGACCTACTGATTATGTAGACGAAAAATCCATGCTTGGAGTCAAGAAAAATAAAGCGTACACCCTTGATGAAAGTAAGATGTATACAAAGTGTATACAAGATGTATCCGTAGGTAAGGATAGTATAGGTAAGGTAAGTATAGATAAGAATAGTATAGTTAAGGATAGTAAAGGGGAGAGTGTGAGAGGGGAAAAAGCAAGACGTTTTATCCCTCCAAGCGTTGAAGAAGTCGAGCAGTACTGCATTGAGAGAAGCAATAACATTGATGCTCAATCATTTATTGATTTTTATGAATCCAAAGGCTGGATGATTGGCAAAAACAAAATGAAAGACTGGAAAGCAGCAGTCCGGACTTGGGAAAGAAGTCGAAAACAGGAAAATAAAGAAAATGTGTTTGATGAATGGAGAAATGCTTAATGACAAGAGATGAAACAATTAAACTTTTAATGGTTATCCAGTCGGCATATCCGAATTTTAAACCACCGGATAAAACAGTGGCAGTTGATACGTGGTATACGATGCTTAAGGATATGGATTACAACGTTGTGCAAATGGGCTTGAGAGCCTACATAACATCCGATACAAGTGGCTTTGCACCAAGCATAGGGCAGTTGATAAATACAATATACACCATTCAGAATCCACAGGAACTAAACGAGATGGAAGCATGGTTCCTTGTTAGCAGAGCACTTAGGAATGGCTATTATGGAGCTATTGAAGAATTTAATAAGCTACCACCACTCGTACAAAAGGCTGTCGGGAGTCCAGATAACTTGCGGAATTGGGCGCTGACAGACGGCAAGAGCATTGAAAACGTAGTGCAGTCGAACTTTATGAGGACCTACAGGACAGTTGTTAATCGTGAGAATGAAATCAAGAAAATGCCGGCAGACGTGCGGACATTGATTGAGAATGTTAATAAGACCTCGTATTCGGCTCAAATCGACTCTAAAAATCAACAGACGATAAAATTATCGATTGAAGATAATAAAAGCCAAAATAAGCCAATTAAAGGTATTCCAATGCCAAAGGAAATTAAAGAACGTGTCGAGCAGATGAAAAGATAGGAGGCAAAGAGGTTTGTGCGCACAATTAAAGCCGGCTTTACTCCTAGCGAAAAATGATAAAAGACAAGTATTCAAGACAAAGGTATGAAGAACGAAAAGCCAGCAACCTTTGCGTGCTTTGTGGAAAACCACTTGATAGAAAAGGTGTGGTTTGCACGGCATGCAACAGCAAACGTACAGCATATGGCCGAGAACTCTATAAGAAATTACAGGCAGTTGGTGTTTGCCCTAGATGTGGCAAGAACTTGCTGTATGGTGACGAAAAAAGTTGCATTGAGTGTAGGGCGAAATCAGCCGAAGCCATGTCAAAGATACGTGCTACTGATGTCAAAAAATACAATGAACGACAAAAAGCATGGTGGAAAGCACGATACGAAAAAGACAAGGAGAACGGCATATGTACACGCTGTCGTAAAAGGAAAGCAGACCCCGGGCATACCACTTGCACATTTTGCAGAGAAACAATGAGAAGAGCACGAGTTAAAAAGCCTGAAAGAACCGGCAGATATGAACAAGGACTATGTTTTTTCTGCGATAATCCGGTAAAGCCCGGATATAAGGTCTGCGAAATGCACTATCAGAAGAACGTTAAGAATGCAACTTGTGAAAAGGCAAACTTGGCACGACAGAAGATAAAAGAAAGGAGCCCACAATGGACACCTTGAAAGATTTTTACGATTTTTACCGACCACTGCAAAGGAGATATGACTTGCGAATGTTCTACAAGACAAACAGCAAGGAAACAAAAATAACTATCCGGTGGCGCGATAAAGAGCTTGTAAAAGTCGCAGAAGAAACTACCGAAGCCTGTTTTAGCAGGACGAAACGAGAACTTGAAGAAAGAATGAAGAAATATGAGCAACAAACTAAAACCAAAGAAAAAGCACAAAGAGCCGGATTTTACATGGACAAAATCCGAAAGAGTTACGCTGAAAAGTAGCAATAACCGCAGAAAGCTCGTAAGGCGGTCTTTCACAGACTTTATGGACTTAGGCTACTATGTACTGTATTTGCACCACGGATTTGGCAATAAGCGCATTGTAAGGCTTGAAAGAACCATAAATGAGTACCTTGAAAGGGCACAGACCGAAAAAGAAATGAAAACCGAAACGCTTGCCGAACTTTTGAAAGTCAGATACGGCGTTGATGTGCAGAAAGAGATTAATTTAATCCCACTGCAGCAGTTGATTAGGATTTATCAGAGAAATAATCCACTTACGATAAATGACACGAGACAGCTTTTAAATGACACGGCATACAGCTACATGGCTTTAGCATGTACGGCACTTAAGCTGATGTTTAAATTGTCGGTTAGAGAAATTGAAGAGTTTATCGCAGAATTTAGGGACTTAATCGACACGCTGTATAAATTTAATCAATTCGGTCTGACATTGCCAAAGGTGGCACAATGCCTTGCTGATGAAGTTAATTACGTTGATGAAAGGTACATAAAGGTGATTGATTAATGACTTACGCATGGGATAACGACAGTACTCAAAATGCTCACATAAAGCAGATGAGAGACGATAGGCAAAAAGCCTACATGGAAAAACACAGAGACAATAAGGCATATGAAAGATTCAAGCATATGCCGGATTATGGGAAAGGAGTACAAATAAATGACAAATAGAGAGAAATTTGCAGAACAGATTTTGGATATTGCTTGTGGTGGTAGCAAAATAGCAGTTGACAAAGCAACATTAGAGCCGACATCGTGCTATAAATTAGCGTGTGAAGATTGTTTATTTGGTTTTAGTGATACTGACTGCATAAGCGCAAGAAAAAAATGGGCGAATAGCGAATATGTTGAACCACCAATTGACTGGTCGAAAGTTGCAGTTGATACACCGGTACTGGTAAGAGACAGTGCCAACTTAGAGTGGGCTAAAAGGTATTTTGCGAAATATGAGAATGGAAGCGTTTTCACTTGGAGCGATGGAGCAACATCGTGGAGTAGCGAGGGGTATACAACAGCATGGGTACTAGCTAAACTTCCGGATAAGGAGCAGTAATGGAGAGATTAACGATTGATGAGATAATTGAGCACTGCGACAGAAAAACAGAGATGTACGAAAAAGTCTGTGACATTAAGTATCTCGAAACAACAACTATGAATAATCCAATAAAGGAGTATTGGGAGCATAAACAAGTTGCTGAATATTTAAGAAAGCTCAAAGCTTATGAGGACTTAGAGGAACAGGGCAGACTTATCAAGTTGCCTTGCAAAGAAGCGTACACGGAATCAGGAGACATAGTATATCTTATTTATGATGATGAAGTGGTTGAGTGCACCCATTGCGGATTAAGTATAAATCCTGTTGACGGAAAAGCATATATTGCGCTTGCAACAGATGAAGATATTTTTCCGTACAGAATACCTGTTCCTGAATACGATTTAGACCCTACAGATTGGTGTACAAATACAATCGATGCAGAAGTAGGTGAAATCGGCAAGACAGTATTCTTCATAAAATCCGAAGCAGAAGCAAAATTGGAAGAATTGAGAGGTGAAGAATGACAATTACCGAGTTTTTCAAAGAGAAATATTTAGTAAGAAAAGATAAAGAAAATATCTATGGTGTTGGAATGAGCGATGCAGAGTTTCGTCATTTTATTATTCAATATTTGTTACCAGAAAATTGGTATGTTGTTGACCCAATAGGACAGTCGCAAATCAATGAAATAGCTATCAACGAAATTCTAACTAAGTATTCTAAGAAGTTTAGACAGGAGCATAAGAAATGTTTAAAAGAATTGAGAGGTGGAGAAAATGAGTAAATTCCTTGAAAGCGTAAACAAGCGAGACTTTGATAGAAGAATATCGGAAGTTGTTGAAATGCTTGAGGAAAAACAACTCTACGGAACTATCAGTTTGATAAAAGATTTGAAATATTACCTTGACTTAGCCACAAAAGAAAAATCACACACTTGTAACTGCCAGCACAACAGGAATCCAAGAGATAATGAGCCTTGTTGCAGATGTGATAGTGGACAGACCAATGCGGACAGAATAAGGAAAATGTCGGATGAAGAGTTGGCGGATACATTGTTCAACAGCTGTCTTGAGGTTATGCATATAGATGAATGTCCTTATGCAGATAATGTTGGAATGTGTAAGAAATGTATATCTGATTGGCTTCAATCAGAAGTGGAATAGGAGAGAGCATGAGAATATTTAAAAACGTAGACGAAAAATTAAAAGAGATTGGATTCAACAAAATCTGTGAAGATAAGCACGGTGCTCAATATGAACGCTACAATACAAAGTACAATTATTGGCAGCGCGTTGACATTTGGCATAAAGCTTCAGGTCGTCATATTTTACAGTCGTATGACAGAGACTTGATGGACGAAAAGAAGATTGGAAACACTTGCGTTGGACTTACTGGATATGAAATGAAGCTTTTTCTTAAAAAAATGAAAGAGCTAGGACTTTACAACAAAACTGCGGAAAGCGAGGGATAACATGGCAGAGAGTGACGCAATAAGAGAAAAAAGGAAATTCGCAATCGAACTAAAGCAATTAGTCCATCAAAAATGTGTTGAAATCAATCACTATGTCAGCGGTTGCGACAGTCCGTTTAGTTATTTGCAGATTGCAGATGTACAGGAAAGTTTGAGGGAGATTGAAAACACTTTGAATATTAAGGCTAAGGAGTGATGAAGAATGACCAACATAACAACAGTAGTGTACACTGCCCTCATAGTATTCGGCATAATCGGTCTGACAGAGGTAGCGATTGCATGGTACGACATACAAGGATGAGATAAGACTGATGATGAGATACAAGAGCAGTGGTGTAGTGAAAATATTAAACATTAATTAATTTATCAGAAAGGAATAGGTTGTCGCGACATAAAACCGAGGTTTCCTTTTGGTAGATTTAGAATGATAGTACATTGTTTATTTGAGCAGTCAGGCACATTCAAGAATGCTTTTAAAAAGTATGGAATTGAAGCCTACGACTATGATATTCAGAATGAATTTAACGAAACAGATTATGTTACTGACCTTTTTAAAGAGATTGAGGGGGGGGTATCAAGGTGAATCGAGTTTGTTTGACAAGATAAGCCCTGATGATTTGATATTTGCTTTTTTCCCTTGCACTTATTTTTCAGACCAGGGGTTAAGACATCTGGCTTGCACAGCTTATCAGTACAGGAATTACACTATTGAGCAAAAATGTGAATTGGCAATGAAACGGCATAAGGAACTTGATTTGTTTTATGAAAAGCTGAATAAATTAGTGATAATTTGTCAGCGAAGTCATTTGAAAATTGTAATTGAAAATCCATTGAATACAAGCGGATTACATTACCTTACAAACTTCTGGTGCTTGAAGCCAAGTGTAATTGACAGGGATAGGACACAGAATGGGGATTATTACAAGAAGCCTACTCAGTATTGGTTTATTGGATTAAATCCTAAAAACAATCTTGTTTTTGAGCCGTTGGAACAAGTAGAAAGTATGCAGCCAATACAATATGTGACAAATAAAAACCCCTTAGGCATAGACAGAAAAACGGCAAGGTCAATGATACACCCACAATACGCAGATAGATTTATCAGGCAATATATTATTGATGAAGAAACATGGAGAGGCAAACAATGAAGCGCTACAAACCAATTAAGTGTGTAGTCTGTAGCAAGATATTTACACCGACCGCAGCTAACCAAAATACGTGTTGTGAAGCACACAGAGAGCAGAGAGCTACAGAATTAAGAAAAATCAGAGAAAAGAAAAGACTTAAAAGAAAGCCTGTTAAGAAAAACAAACTTGCTGAAATCTGCGAGATTGCTAAAAGTAAGGGCATGAGCTACGGACAATATATGGCAGAGCAATATAAAAAGGAAGCGATGATAAGATGAACAGCAGAACTATAAGTGATATAGAGCTAATTGAAAGGCAATGTGTATACGAGGACAACAAGCCGTGTAACAGTTCATGCCGATACTCGAATACTTGTATACACAGTGCAGACAAAACCGAAGAATAGGAGACAGGCTTATGAAGTTTTCAAAACTTACTAAGCCGGAACTTGAAGAAATTTTGAAAAATGCCAATTTCACCGATGAAGAAGCGGAAGTTTTTAAATTGCTAGTTGCTGGCAAAAGCCTTGAAGAGGTATCGCAGAGACTATTAATTTCAAAAACGACCACTTCCCGGAGAGTGGCAGACATTAAAGAAAAGATAGAAAGGAGTCGGATGATGATTAACAAAGTGCCCATATGGGAAAAGGTAACGCTGACGATTGATGAAGCTGCGGAATACAGTAATATCGGAATTAACAGAATCAATGATATGCTTAACAATCCCTCATGCCCTTTTGTGCTTTTTGTTGGAAGGGGTAAGCGATTAGTCAAGCGCAAGGAATTTGAGAAATATCTCGAAAAGACAGATAGTATATAGATATATTGAATTATAAGCCATTATGTAGTAATATAGAAATTATCATATAATGGCTTTTAATTTTGAAAGGAGCCATAAATCAGTATGGGAAAGGATTTGAGAGGAAAAGAGCTGGGAGTTGGAATAACCCAGCGCAAGGACGGACTTTATCAGGGCAGATATAAAGATAGGTTCGGCAAGAGCAAGACAATCTACAATAGCAAGTTGTCGGAACTGCGAAAGGAGTTTAGTAAAGCAGTGGCTGACAATCAACAATTCACAAGTGTTAGAGACAGTATTACTCTTGATGTGTGGTTTGATAGGTGGATGAGCGTATACAAGAAAAAGAGAGTGCGCCCCAATACCATTAGGGAGTACACACATATATATAAGAAGAACATCTCACCATGCCTAGGAAACCACGAAATAACATCTATTCGCAAGTCAGATGTGCAGTTGCTTATCGACAAAGCTTCTGACGATAATTATAAGTATGAGAGGCAGAGCAAAATCAAGGTTATTTTAAATGACATGTTTAGTAGAGCTATGGAAGATGACCTGATGATTAAGAATCCAGCGAAAGGTGTAAAGCTGAGAGCAGACAAGGAAGTTAATGCTTTTGCATTGACAGCAGAGCAACAGAACGAGTTTTTTGAAGCGTGCAAGGGCACATTTTACGACAATATGTATAATGTGGCAGTTAATACAGGCTTGCGCCCGGGAGAACTGTTTGCGCTCACGATTGCAGATATACATATGGACGAGGGATATATTGATGTTAATAAGACACTTGTGTATCAGAAATACCTTGAAGATAAAGGCAAGACATTTCATGTTGAGCCACCAAAAACCAAGCAGAGTTACAGACACGTGCCAATTAATAGTGTATGCAAGGAATATCTGACGAAACAATTTGAGCTTAAAAAGATAGTTTCAGCACGCAGGCCCAAGGAACAAAACGAATATTTGTTTGTTACAAGGTTCAATACACCGATTAATTCGGTTATATATAGCGACTCTATACGTTCAGTTGTAAGACGGATGAATGACACAAGAAGCAGTGACAATGAATTTCCATTTTTTAGCGGTCACACGTTTAGGCATACGTTTGCGACAAGATGTTTTGAGTCAGGAATAGAGCCGAAAGTCGTTCAATCATATTTGGGTCATGCAACACTGAAAATGACAATGGACTTGTATACACATGTTACACCCGAAAAGTCGTTTGCTGACATTGAAAAAATCGTTAGCACCGACAACAAAATCATAGAATATAGAAGAAAATGTGTGTAGCAAGTGTGTAGTAGTACACACTCTCAATTTGAAGAGTGTTGAAAAATCAACGCTTGTAGGGCATTTTTGTACTAAAACTGGCTTAATTATTATGTATATCAAGGAGTGCCATACGATTTCGTAAATAATGGCGCAATCCTAGGAAAATAAAGGGTCTGCGGAGTTTTCGTAAAATCGTAAAAAATATAAAATTCTATGTATTTTAATGTATTTTAATACAAAAAGTGTGTAGTAACTGTGTAGTAACCACCCCAAAAAGTGTGTAGTAAAAATTGTATATAGAAAAGCCATTATATGACACAAATATGAGAAGAACATGGAAATGCTCTTCTCTTTTTTTATGCCACAATTTAGGTATAAGGAGATGATGTTATGTTTGACGATGAAGTGAGAGAACAAATATTTGCTAAAAGTGAGTTACAAAAAATCGACCTGATGACATTATCTCTTGTCATTAAAGCAATCGAGGAAGTTTTAGAGGAGGTAGACAATGAACAATCCTTATCAGGCACCTATGATGAATAATCCTTATATACAATCTCAAAATCCATATATGGATAGAATGAACTTCTTACAAAATTATCAGCAGAGCTTACAACAACAGCCTATGCAGATGAATCAACAGCCTATGCCACAGCAGATAGCGGGCATTAACGGAAGAATAGTACAGGCAGTTGAAAATATCAACGCTAACGAGGTTCCTATGGATGGCTCAATGGCATTCTTTCCGAAACAGGATATGTCGGAGATATATGTTAAGGGCTGGAATGCTGACGGAACTATCAACACGATTGTGTATAAGCCTTATACAGCCCCTAAAGATAATCAGACAGTAAGTTCTATGGCTAATACAGAAAATGCTAAATTTACCCTATCAGACGAAAGCACACAGCTATTTCTGAATAAGTTTGAAGAGTTATCAGAGAAGATAGGGCAGTTAGAGGATAGATTTGATAAATCTTTAGGAACACAGAGAAAAGCTTCAAGAACGCAAAAGGAGAGTGAGTCTTAATGAATCCTATGCAGATGTTACAAGGCATGAGAAACCCACAGCAACTTTTACAACAGATAGTGGGGAATAACAGTGTAATGAGCAATCCAATGGCTAGAAATGCTATGCAGATGGCTCAAAAGGGGGATTCCAAGGGCATTGAACAGATGGCTAGGAATTTGTGCAAAGAAAAGGGAATTGACGCAGATAAGGCTTTTGAGTCATTTAAAAGTCAATTAGGAATGTGATACTAATTCTTGCAAGATTATGTATATAAAAATGAATTATGGAGGTAAATTCTATGTTTAACACAGGTAATTGTGCATCCGTTCCACTCGTTGCGAACATTGACGGAAACGGAAATAACAACGGATGGGGCGCAGAGGGCTCATGGTTATGGTTTATTATCGTCATCTTTGCTATCTTCGGATGGGGTGGATTCGGTAACGGATTCGGAGGAAACGGAATGAATGGTGGTGTCGGCAGTGAAATTCAGAGAGGTTTTGACAACCAGGCGGTTATCTCAAAACTTGATGGTATATCAAACGGCTTATGTGACGGCTTCTACGCTATGAACAACAGTATGCTTACAGGCTTTAATGGTATTAACACAAATATCATGCAGTCAGGCTACGGCATCCAACAGGCTATCAATGCTGATACAGTCGCTAATATGCAGAATACCAACGCTTTACAGTCACAGCTTGCTAACTGTTGCTGTGAGACAAGAGAAGCCATTCAGGGTGTAAACTACAACATGGCTACTAACACTTGCGCTTTACAGAACACAATGAACAATAATACAAGAGATATTATTGACAGCCAGCAGGCAGGAACGAGAGCTATCCTTGATTTCCTGACTAATGACAAGATAGCTACATTACAGGCAGAGAATAATGATTTACGCAGAGCCGCTTCGCAGGATAGACAGAATGCACTTTTGACTACCACAATGGCAGCGCAGACAAATCAGATAATTGACGCAGTAAGACCTACACCAGTACCATCGTTCCCAGCAAGCAACCTTTACGGATATGCTTACGGATGTGGATGCAATACCGGATGTGGCTGCTAAAAGTAGCAGCTACGCAAAAATAAATAATTGAGTATCTTAATTGAGTTTAACTCAATCTAAACCGATTAAAAACCATTTTTAGTCGAGGATTAGTCCAAGTTTAGTCGAGAGTTAGTCGAGATTATGTCTGCTAATCAGTATTACTTGATGTTACCGACACAAATGTCGGGAAGATAAAGGGCAGACTATAATGTTTGCCCTTATTTTTAGAAAGAGAGGTAAAAATAATGGAAATAACAGGAATTGCATTACAGACTGTTTCAGCCGGAGAAGATGTGGCATTTACAGAGACAGCCGTAAGCGGAACAAAATGTATCGTACACAGGACCGGTAGCGGAATTATCAAGTTAAGAGGTATTACAAATCAGTGCAAGGCTAGATTTTTAGTATCGTATTCCGGCAACATTCAGATACCTACAGGTGGCACAGTAGAAGCTATTTCGCTTGCCATTGCAGTAGACGGAGAGCCTTTACAGTCCACAAAGATGATAGTTACTCCGGCAGCAGTCGAAAATTTATTTAATGTATCGGCACAGGCATATGTTGATGTACCTTGCGGATGTTGCAGTACAGTGGCAGTGCAGAATACATCTACACAGGCTATTGAAGTACAGAATAGTAACTTAATTGCTGTTCGTGAAGCATAAGGAGGTGTGAGTATGCACATTGAAAGAATCCACAAAATGATTGAATGTCTTACAGAGAAAACCTTATGCGAACTTGATAAGGGTGTTGAGAATGTCAATACAGAGGAAATGGGCGAGGCCGTGGATATGATTAAAGACCTTGCAGAAGCAGAGTATCACTCAATAATTTCCAAGGCTATGAAAAAGGCTGATGAAGAGGAAGAAGAGTACGACAAAGAACTCTTAAGAAGTCTTAAGGCAGAATATGGCGAAGAGGGTGGCAGAAGATACTATGATGAATACCGCTATGCAAACGGCAGATTTGCGCCAAAAGGTAGGGGAATCCGCAGAGGATATACTGAACCACCATACTATCACATGCCGATAAATTACAACGACATGGAGTATATGCGCGACATGGACAAAGGCATGGGGCGAATGTATTATACCGAGCCTGTTGTATCAGACAATAACTCATCACATACGATTGAAAGCGGCTATGACAGGGCAAAGAGAAACTATACAGAGACTAAGGAAATGCATAAAAACAACACGCCAGAGGATAAGGAGCATAAGATGAAAGCCCTTGACGGCTACATCAAAGAGCTTGGTGGCGATATTACACAGCTTATTGGCGATATGACAGCAGAAGAACGTAATCTTATGCGTACCAAACTTAGTACACTTGTTTCTAAGCTGTAAATTTAAAGGCTATGGATAGCAATATTCATAGCCTATTTCATTCGGAAAGGAGCATACAGATGATTTTTAGCATTAATGGTACAATGTGGCAAGTACAATATAAAAATTCAAATTCGGGCGAATTAAGGCGGTCAGACAACACAATTAGCTTAGGTGTAACTGACAGAAACACACATACAATATATCTGTCAAATGCCTTGCGTGGGTTTATGCAGCGCAAAGTGCTGATACACGAAGTATGTCACGCAATCTGTATGTCCTATGATGTGTATTTGCCTATCGAACAGGAAGAGATATTGTGTGACTTTGTAGCAACATATGGGGATGAAGTATTTGATATTGTTGACATGATACTTGGAGCAGCTAGGAGTGATAGATACTATGGATAAAATAGACAGACTATTAGAATACATACACCGGACTAATCCGGAAATGACACGGCAGAAATTGATTGAAGAACTAGGAGAGAGTGACTACAGCGCTAAGAGCATTTATTTTTTGGCAATTCAAAATTCAAAACCCTAAAAATTTTAGGATGAAAAAAGTGCCCCCTACCTTTGGATTTTTTGATTTCAAAAATCCGTTCGCAAAATTTTACAAAAACTTGTCGAGAACTTGCAAAGAACTCACACCACACTTTAATTGAGTGAAGTTTTCTGAAAATTTAAACATTTTCAATGAGTCGGTGCGCCTGACTTGTAACAACTCACACCTGGCACGGCCTGACAGCTCGAACCTCTACAGCAATGCTATAAGACATTGCAAACGGCTTGTTTTACGGCTTATTTTAACATGCTTGATAAAATCCATGTCAGTACGCTTAAAAGCCCTTAAAACGTCAAATACACGGCTTTAAATGTGTATATCATAAAATCATAGAATATTTTTGTTAATTTGTCAATGTACTACAGCACCCGGACTTATAGCCGGACAACTTGCGACAGTTCCAACGGCTGCACACTTGATTTTAGGCACAACAAAAAGGGATATAAAATATCCCTAGTGGTAACGCGTGATATATTTTCCGGCCACGTAGTCACAAAATAACGTGACCGGGTGAACGTGCGCACGCTTCTCTACGACTTGCAACCACTCTCCGCACCTTTGAACTGTAATTTTTAACTCGCGCGACTCCATCCATTCTATACAATCATACTTGATATAATTAAAATCGTTTATTTTTGGCATTTCGTAGCCTAGCGCCTGAACGCGCCTATATATTTCCTTTTTTCCCAGGTATTCATATTTTGGCATAATACAACCCCCTAATTATAACAAGCCTTAATTATTGGGCTTATATAGTTTTCATGGTTCAGGAAATTAATAAAAGCCGTCCGCCGGTATTCCTTGCCACTTATGAGCGCCAAAACATCGTCACACGTGCCATGATCCGCGACAGCTCTAAAAATGTCTGTTATCGCTTTTCGCGTCTCTCGCTCGCTTGCTTGATATTCCGGCGCGCTCGTATATTTGCCGTTGTAGCGCGCTTTTATTTCATACTCTACAGCGTCAAGACTTTTTAACTCGTTACCCATTCATTAACCCTCTTTTCCGTTTTAGCACATGGTTTATAAGCTGTTTTTGACCTTTTCGCGGTCTGCCGTGCGTTAATCTGTTTTTATTAGGCATATAACGCTAGTAGCTAGGCTTGGACCGGTCAGAACCCACAGCAAGCAAAAAGGGCGGATTTACTCCGCCTTAATTTGCTAAAATCTGTCTAGCTGTATTAAATACATAAAGCCGATTGAAAGAGTGGCGCTTGAAGTCTCCGTTTTCTGCAATTGTGCGCCCAATATTTTCATATTTGAGACTTACAACCGTCAAGTATTTTTCTAGCAGCTCATCCGGGCATTTTAGGCACTCAATAGCGTTTTCTATTGTACTTTTATTACTATTGCAGTGTATGCCCTCAATACGTATTTCTTTTTCGTTTTGCAGTTTGTCAAATTCTTTCAGTAGTTCAGCTTTTGTCATATAATCAACCATCCTTTCATTGTGTGCCCTGTCTCATCGGTGCCGGGCGACCATCCCACGGCTGACGCTCCGATTTTGGAGCGTTTCGACTATTCTATGCAGATTTCAAATACATCACCTTTGACGTGCTCAAAGTCAACTTTTTCAAAAATTCCGATGCCGTAAAAATCGGCTGTGAGTTCCCCAAAGTGGTTATACTCGAACAAAATATTATTCTTTTTCAACTCGCTGATTGCGTTACTGTTTTTACTGCCGGTTTCCCAATTGATAAATAGCCCAGTTCTCATTTTTGTCCCTCTCTTTCTATCTTTCTAACTCTGCTGCGAGTTCAATGTACTCACGGCATTTTGTACACTTGTAAGGACATTTGTCGCAATCGTCCTCATGTGCTTTGCATACTGGGGTAAGCTCTTTTTCGAGCTCGCTCAATCTTTCTTTTAATGTTTTCATATTTACATCTCCTTTATTTTGTTTGCTTTGCAAACATATTTTTGCCTCTATATTGTAAGCATTTCTTGCCTTTTGGCTTGACTAAAGTATATCAAAATGTAAGGCACAAAACAACTGGCAAAATACACAAAATGTAAGGCACAAAAAAGTAAAACTATTATGCAATATATACAAGGCACAAAATTATTTAAAACGCTATTATATAGAAGTAATTATTATTACTTGACTTACAAGGCACAAAAATATATAATAAATGTAACTATATAAAGGAAAGAGGTGCAAAACATATGGAATATAAGACCACAGAAGCGCGCAGAAAAGCCAACTATAAATATGATGATAAATTCGAGCGTGTCAACTGCCGATTTGCAAAAGGCACAAAAGACAGAATTAAAGCCCTAAAATACAGTGCTAACGATTTTATCAAATTAGCGGTAGCCGAAAAATTAGAACGCGAAGAAAAAATTTTAAAATAAGGCACAAAAAACTATTGACATACAAGGCACAAAATGTTATAGCTATGTCATAGCAAAGAAACGTTATTTTTTATCGAAGATATAAAAATGAGCGCGGCCACCAAGGGAACGCGCTCACGCTCAAGCAGTTCAAAGAGCGGAAGAGTGCTTGTGAAAAGACAGGCACTTTACTGCTCTAAAGCTGATATTTTGTTTTTTTCTGTGATGCTTGACTGCGGTTTTTACCTTTTTCAAAGCTTTCAATAAAAATTACTTTCCCGCTCTTATAATGCCTGTAATGTCCCCGAACGCTCCAGCCTTCTGCTATTCGGTGGATTTTTTTGCTTTTTAGCACATTTGCTATTTTTTTATTAGCTGTTTTAAATCGTAAAGAATTCAAAGAAATAACCTGAACACTATCAGTCTGCTTTTGAAAACTTTTGGTGCTTGGATTGTTCCCATTGTGGCTTCTTGTGTGTCTTTCTTTGTGCTTCTCTTCCGGGTGCTTAAGCAGATAATCCGCGCAAATCAACACCCCTTTAAATAGATCTACACAAGCCTTTAGGTTCGCGCGAATCTCTTCAACGTCGCTTTGTGCATTTAGGTATTCAATTGGGTTCGCATATCCGCGACGCACTAAAACACTAGTCAAAGAGTTTTCCCATTCTATGATATTATCTAAATCCAAACTATATTCAATTTTTATTTTACCGATATATCTAAATTGCTGTTGCCTATTTTCAATTGCTTTAATCGTCGGCGCTGTGTTATCTTCACTAAATCCATTTTGGGCAAAAAAATCTAGCCTTAAGCATTTTAAATCTGCCAAAACAGAGCCTTTTTCGGTGAAATTCACGGAAAAATTAATTATAAGGTCAATACAATCATCATTAATTTTCTGTTTCACAATGAGTGAGCCGTCAGAAAAGAGCGGAGCAAGCCCGCAATCTTCGCATGCAATTGCCTTTTCATAAAGCTCGCAAAAAATTTCATAGTTTTCAATCACAATTTGATTATTTTTTAAATTATTCAATACAGAGACAGCCGCCCGGCTGTCTAGCTGTGCGGCTGCTTTTTTAACTTTTTGCATTTTTCCCCCTTTTTAAAGAAATTCTTTTGTAATTTCTTCCTGGCTTAAAGGCTCCAGCGTATCAACATAGACTGCCGACTCGTGCGACTCTGTAATAATCCACACGGCATCGCGTCCGCTTCTGCCAGCGCCAATGCTTATAGTTCCGTCATCAAGCCATTCTTGGAGCATTTCTGGGCTTTCTGCTACGTCAAAGTATCCCATATATTCCAATGCTTCTTTTACTGCTTTTCTTTCTTGCTCCGATAATTCAACAAATTTCATCATATATCCCTCCGTTTTTAAAATAAGTTTAATTAGCAAAGAGATTTTTTAATCTACACTAGTAGAAATTACTAATAGTGTATCATTTTGCCTTTAAAAAATCAATTGCTTATTAACTTGACATTATAATAGCACTAATATCGGTGTATGTCAACACTAAAATTAGTGAAAATAAAATATTTTTATTAGTTGACTTTAAAAACGTTTTAAAGTATCATAAGAGAATAAAAATATAATATAGAAAAGAGGATTGAAAAACATTGATTAAATACAAAATTGATGTGCTCAAAGAGCTATCTAACAGAGGCTACACAAGTACTAGAATAAGAAAAGAGAAAATATTGAGCCAAGCTACTATGTCAAATATAAGGAATGGTAAAAGTATAACACTAGATACATTGAATACTATATGCATTATATTGCGGCTGCAGCCTAGCGATATAATAGAAATTGCCCCAACGGATGACGAAAAAATAAAATATTTTTAGCACTAATATTAGTGTTGACAAATGCAAAGAATCGTGATATTATAATTATAGATTAAAGAGGTAGCACCGAAAGGAGAAAAACGAGGTGGGAAAAATGAAATATCAGGACAAAACAGATAAGTTTAATGCTTGCTCCGTAGCAAGCAAAAATTGCAAATTGGGTGGTTGGTGTAGCTCATGCATGTACGCTTATCCTGGCAATGCTGCAATTAGTGGTAAGCCGGAGAGTTATAAAGATGTTTGCACCATGTCAGAAAAGGAGGTATAAAGAGTATGAGAAACTTTTTGATAACTAAGAAAACATATAAATGTGGCAAACTTGCCGGATTTGAAATCCTTGGTATGGTTCAGGGCGATAATTTCCCGGCATACGATAAAGAGACCGCAAAAAAGCTGTTCGGCTGTGAGTATGTGGATGTTATGGAAATTCCTGAAAAATGCCACATCAAAGTATTATAAGGGGGGGGTGTAACGAAGTATGAAAATAAAAGGAATTGGAACTATAGCAAAAAGCAAGGCTATGGAGATATTAACTGCAGAGGGCAGAAAAGCAGTTAAAAGTGGAGATATAACCACGGAAGAACTTGGAGAAATGTACAAGTTGCAAAAAGTTAAAGAGGCTTGTAAAATCGGCACTTGTGCCGACAGCTTCAACAGCTCTTATGGGTGAATACCGGATGAGCTAAAAGAAGAGCTAACACCGGAGCAGCTTGGAGTTTTAACAGAAGTATTTTATAAGTGTTATGGAGCCGGTAAAAATGATAAAAGAGGGGATTAAAGCCCCTCTTTTTTAATGCTTGAAAAAGCATTATTTAAAATATTATTTTTTCAATCCGTGGCTGTTCGGGATTGGTAAACAGCACCTTTTACAAGTCCATCCCACTTGCAAAGACATTTTTATTTTATCACAGTTTGACACAATAGCAAGTGTTTTTTAAGTCGGTTTTATGACCGGCTTTTTTATTGCAATTTTTGGGAAATGCGAACCATGTAACAACTATGCCGGGTATTTCTTTTTTGAGTCATTCAAGATTTATTTTTGCAACTTTAAAATTTATAGAGCGAAAAAAATAAACAAAGAAAATTGATATTTGTATACAAAGCGTATCCAAAATGTATACATCATGTATACAACTTGTATCCAAAATGTATCCGTAGTATAGGTTAGGTAAGGTAAGTATAGTATATATATTAATAAAGCCTTACGGCTTTATAGAAGAGTATATTACTATATATAATGCCTGGTTAAATATATTTAGCTTAATATATACAGTCAGTAATATTTTAAAATCTATTTGACAAAATATATTTAGTGGTGTATATTTACATCAACAATTTAAGCGCAGAGCACACTATCGCCAAGTGTGAGCGTATATGCGGATGCCGGTTTGCCTGTACAGCTTAGAGTTTTTAAATTCTAGGTTGTGCAGGCTTTTTATTTTTAAGAATTGGAGGCGTTAAGAATGGCAGAATTAGAAAGAGTCAGCGGAAATATAGCAGAACACTTAGTTGTTGACTGTGGCAGCTATCAAGTGTATAGATCTGACTTTGTGGATGCCATTTCCAGAGCCTGCGAAGAATTAAAAATTGATGATTTAAAAACTGAGGGTCAAAGACCTTGGAAAGCTGTCTGCAAAAGAGTTGGGGAAATACTATTTCCAGATACTAGCGTATTGAAAGACAGAAAATTATATAATAATAATTCTGTTGTCCCTGAGACAAATAATAATAGATATGATTATGAGTTAATTAATAGTATATGTGATGAATATATTTATTTTAGTAATATATATAATAAGCTGTGCAGTATATTAGCATTTAGTTATATTATTAATATACCAGGTACTACCATAAGTCTATGGTCTGGACATTCGCCAAGCTCTACGAGTTTTAATGTTTGGAAAAAGCTGCAAGGAACGCGTAGAGATTGCATCACGGACAAGGCGTATGACGCTAATAGCCCAGTTGGCGCCATGTTCGTTGGCAACAACGAATTTGCCATGAATCAACCGGGTGTTGGCTACGAGGCTACGCAAGCACGAGCACTAACCGCCAATGAATTACCACAGTTAGGCGAAACAAATAGTCAGAATATTAAAGCATTAACAAGTGATAACATGGTTGATAATGCCAAGTAATTGTATATACAATACACACAATTCTAAACCCTTGATTTACAAGGCTTTGAGAGCTATTGAATTATTATAACTATTCACAAAACAGTTGTTTAGCGAAGAGTTGAAAGCATAGAGATGAATTGTATATGCAATAGATACAATTCAAAATGCTTGATTGCTTGAGGCTTGAGCAGCGCACGTATTGGGGCCCTGGGGGTCTACAGGAAAAGTGACAAACCGCCCCACTTAGTCCCCAAAATATCCGCCAAAACAAAAAAGGCCTTTACCCATACCTCAATTACACCAAGCGGTATTTATTATTATAACATAAGCTATATATTAATTAAACAACATACACAATAATAATATATATACATACAATTACGATAATATATCAGTTATATATAATATATAACAGCAAAGGAGCTAACAGTGATGAAATTAACAGGATTTGAGTCAAGCAAAATTAATTCCGAAATGGTAAACCACCCTAGTCACTACAACTTGCCTAATCGTAAAGAGTGCATTGATGAAATGATTGACATTTACGGACTTAAGGATGTTGCTAAATGGTGTGAGATTACTGCATACAAGTATAAATATCGTGCCGGTCATAAAGACAGTCTCACACAGGATGTACAAAAAGCTATATGGTACACAATTAAGGCTCACGAACTTAAATCTAAGCGCAGATGGAAGATTTTCAGTAAGATTGCTGACAGATACTTGCCAATATTCATTAAAGGCATTTTTGCATGGCTTATGTTGTTCTGTATGTTTCATGCGATACTCTTTTCCGACTCATGTTCAATGATTGTTTCGATAGTGTTTTTAGTTCTTATGTGTATAACCGAGTCGGCATTGGAAGAAAATAAAGATAATTAGATTTTGAGGTGTAAATATGTTTGTATTAAAAATTGCAACAACAGTATGGCTGGCATTAATTGCACTTGGAATGACAAGTGCTACATTAAACGAAAAAGAGACAGTTACCACAAGGCTCATTAGCATTGCCATAATGTTCGGTCAAATACTTGCCATAGCTTTCATGTGGCAGTAAATATAGGGCATTCACCAAGCGGTAAGGCACGGGATTTTGATTCCTGCATTTCGTTGGCTCAAATCCAACATGCCCTGCTCGGGGTTTACTTGGTTCCCTGACATTGGACTTAATAGTTCCTTTCGCCCTCATAGTGGAAAGCTGTTAAGAGCCGTCACAAGGCTCGTGAGGGTTTAATCGTGTATAATCCCACAATACACGAGCGTGAAAACCAACCTGTCGTAAAGACATCTGTAATAGGCAGAGTAGACATATATACCCCCTTTAATTAATTGTTAAACTAGGGCAACTCAAATTAGTGAGTCTTAGGTGGGGTGCAATCCCTCGCATGCCCTTTGCTGTAGGTTTCGTTAGTTCTTTTCCTACAGCACATACAAATTATATCTCCGGAGGGTGTTGCCACCCCTTAGACTTCACCCTCATTATTGGCTTGTAGTTCAACAGGTAGAACGCTTGACTGTTAGTCAAGTAGTTGTAGGTTCGAGTCCTATCAAGCCAGTTTGCAGAAATAAAATATAGCGTAAGATATGGTAGCAGCTACAAGGTGTTGTGTGAGATACAAGTCGGGTAAACAGCCGGGCAACACTCTACCAATAAACAACAGAAAATCATAACGCATGTCCCCGCCTAAAGGTGCCGACTAACTGTTGCATAGTATCATTTCTGCAATTAAGGGTTCTTCCCTTTAATGAAATTTTTTCGTATTTTTGCTAAAACAGGACCGACCTAATAGTCCTGTTTAACGGCATGTAGCTCAGTGGTAGAGCAGTCAGCTATTAGCTGATTTGTCGTGGGTTCGATTCCCAACCTTGCCGATTTAGTAGTGTTAGTAGCACTACGTAGCCTTGAAGTACAAAAGGCTATTCGTGGTGACAATCAGTGTTGCCACGGCGCGTGCCGATATGGGATAATGGTATTCCAGTAGCTTGCTAAGCTATCCAACAGAAATGTTGTTCGTGTTCGAGTCACGATGTCGGCGTTAGTCAGCATGACGCTGACTGTTGATGTGTATACAAAAGGGTAAGTAGCAGATGGGCAGGAGACAGGTAAACGAGTAAAAACGCATGGTTGATTTTACCTATGGGTTCAATTCCCTCCAATGTGAGCAGTGCACGGCTTATGTGTGGTTCAAATCCACACCACATCAATTCTGAAAATTGCAATTAGTAAGGTTCTGGTAGCACAACGCGAGTTTTGGTGCAAATCCAAAAGCTGGGTGCGTGACATTTAATGGTCATATGGGTTCGATTCCTATACACAGGGTGAGCGTGGTGCAAGTCCACATATCAGAAGCGGTCGGGTAGCTCCCGAATAAGCAGGTGTTGCAGTAGTCCCTGCTGAAATAATTAAAATGCTTGTGCGACTAGTTTTAACTCGAATATGAAAAGAGTTGGAGCTGGTCACACAAGAAACTGTACAACGGATAGTAGTTCAGTTGGGAGAAACCCACTGCGGTAATGGTAGCGGAGGGAGTCACAGGTTCGATTCCTGTCTATCCGATTATCAAAAAAATAAGGAGATGTGCCTATGGCAAAGGGAGTTAAGACACGAAATGCCAAACTATTTCAAGAAGCATTGACGGAATACGCATACGGCAGATGCTCACAATCGAAAGCTGCAAAAATGGCTGGCATGAGCAGACCAACATTTAGGAAGTACGCAAATATGCATTTTTTAGGTATTCCATTTCCTGACACACTGTTTAAGGTAAAGGAAGAATAACCAATGAACACAAATTGTGTGAACTGTGGCGCACCGATTAACAGAAAACTTAATAAATGCCCTTATTGTGGTACACCTTATGACTACAGTGGCTTTAATGCAAGTTTTGAAAACAAAAATTCACTTGGAACTATCTCTATTGCCGAAAAAGAATATCAAGTGTATTTAGGCAAATATGATGTAGACACAATCAATATGGGGTGCGGCAGAGACATAGACGGAATGCTTCATGGAGACAAAATTGTTAAAAAACGAAAATTTACTTTGATTGAGGTGTAATATGTGTGAATTTTGCGAAGAGAAATTTCCTGTCGTAACACATTATGGCAAATTTAAGATTGATAAGTTGTCAAATAAACCTGTAATTACATGTGACTTGAATAAATGCCCGCCTTTTGCGGCGTGTAGCAGTAAAGATATGAATGTTGAAATGGTAATGGAAATAGCCTATTGTCCTATCTGCAGTAGAAAGTTGGTGTAGTGGTGGCAGAACCTTTAAGTAAATTAGCAGAAAAATGTAAAAGTTACCCTAAATCTGAAAAATGTGACCATAAAAGAATGGAGTTATGCGCTTTAGCGGATTTGCCACTACAAAATCTTGCAAGTGCTACACAAGGCATTTTGATAGACAATATGTCACCTGTATTGAGGGAAGAAATAAAAAGCCCTTTAAGTCCATTTAGGTATAAAGACGAATTAGAAAAAGCACTAGATGATTTCCATTTTGGAAATATGTTTATGTATGGTGCTTAGAAAGCTGGCGGAAGAAATGAAAGAAACTATTTTATATATTTCAAAATCAGAACAGGATATACGAAGTTTTCTAAAATATCTTCAATCAAAGCTAGAAGCAGAACAAAAGGAATGTACCCTAGATGAAGAACACGATATTTTAAAAGTTCCAAAATATTACGATATTGTCGGAAAGAGCGTTCACGGCAATATGCTTGGTGCAGGCTATGGATATTGCAAATATTATTGTTTTTCGAGAATGTGTGATAGAAATAAATACAGCAATGCAGAAAATGAAAAACTTAAAGAAATTCTTATGCACACAAGAGAGGGTGCAGAGGAAATATCAGTATTTGATATTTTATGTATGCTAGGGTTGGCTTAAAAGGCGGTGGAATGATGATGTTATATAAAATAGCACTATATATATTTTATATTTTTTTGATATTGGACATACAGAAAGCAAAAGATATAAAAGATATTTTAAAGAGAGGATTTATAAGTATTGTAATGATGATTGGAATGCTTATAGCGATAATTACATAATGAAACATAAAAAAGAATGGCACACTTGCGATAGATGCGGAAAAGAAATTAAGCTAACTCTAGTTCGGAGAGGCACTGGAACGATTCGGGAAGAAAAGCAAAAATGCTATGATTATGAAACCAAAGAAAATGCTATGAATAAAATGCTTGAGGAGTTTGAAATTGTATTATTCACAAGTAAAACTGAACTTGATTTATGCCCTAAGTGTAGGAAAGAGTTTGAGAGGTTTATGAGGAATGAATAACATTGACAACCCCTTATCAGGGTATCAAACGCCACCCGAAGAAGCATTGAAAAATTTTGGAATAGAGATTTCAAAAGAAGTGGTAGAAAAATATGCTTTGGAAGAATTTGGAAGACTGCCACAAAACCACATTGAAACAATTCCTACTGGGTGTTCTAAAATAATTGAGGAAACAAGGAGATTTATAGGGAATGAGCATGGCAGAAGTAATTAAATCAATAGAGCGTGAAGCACTTAGAGAAGCACAATCGTGCGAAATAGGCGGTAGAAATGGTGAGCCTATAGATTGTTCCACTTTAGAGGATGAACCTGTTATTGTGGCAGATAATGAAGCAGACAGGCAAAAATTTTATGAATGTTTTTATAAGCAAGAGCCTATTGAGCCCAATAACAAAAAATGTAACCTGACCTTTTGCCGATATAACACAGACAGAGAATGCACAAATGACGAAAAAAGAAAAGAATGTGCCGAAGTCTCAAGAAAGGTGTTGTGCATAAATGAAGAAAACAAGAAGTAAAATAATCATTAAAACAAGAGCTGGCGGTTACACAAAGATTTATGCCAATGGAAAATGGCAGAAGAAAGTATGTGTCATTGACTATCACGCAGAATGTAGTAACAAAGGTGGTATAAAGGTTACTTGCGAATTTGATAGACTGAAAACTGATAAAAATGGCTCAGTTATCTACGATGAAGCTAAAAAAGATTTTGCAAAAGAACACATAGTTGCAAGAATTTAGGGGGCAAGGCTATGAAAATAACAGAAATGAATAACTGCATTGAAGAAATGCGTAAATGTTATAAGTTTGAGTATGATAAAACAGAAATAAGACTTGGAAGTATACCAAGTGGTGGCCGTGACAGACATGTATCTGTCAGCACAATGAATGAAAACGGAACACAGATTGAAATGACAAGAATAGCGGATAAATTAGAAGAAGCCAAGTCGGGAACAAAAAAATCACAGAACGAGTCTCTTATTTACGATGATACGATGAAAATAGATATTCTTGGAACAGAATACAGAATTGAAATCCACAAAGTATCAGAGGACAGTTACATGGAGAAAAAAGGCCTTGCAGGCTATTGTGAAGAAGAAAACAAGTTGATTGTAGTTGCCGATATGTCTGAAGAAAAATATTTTGTAGGCATGGACGAAAAAGCTCAGGAAACATATCGCAAAAAGACCTTAAGACATGAAATTATACACGCTTTTCTGAATGAGAGCGGGCTGTCTGATAGTTCAAATCGGTTTGATGGTGCGTGGGCAAAGAATGAGGAAATGGTTGACTGGCTTGCAATTCAAGCCCCAAAAATCTTTTCTACGTTCAAGAAAATGAATATTTTGTAAACATGTATTACCGACTACGAACTAATTGTAGTCGCTGACCTTAGAAAGATAAAGGTTGATAAAACATACATAGTTTCGGGAAGACATGCAATTGATAATTATAATGCACTTTTGCAGAAACTATTTCCGACTTGCAATGAAGCAATGCCAGCATTCTAATAAAATTTTACCGGCTAACGAATAGAGTTAGTCGCTAACCTAGAAAAATTATAGGCAGAGGTCTTACAAGCACCTTTGCTGAAAAGTGGAGGTGCTTTTCTTATGGCTAGTCAGAGCCTTATTTCCACAGTTAATAGTTACGAAAATTACATAGAAAAAAACGGAATAGACGAGCAAGTAATTAATGCCTATGTAGACGCTTGCAGTGTAGCCATAAACGGCGAGAAAGATATTGAGTATGGATTACAACTCACTAAGAGGGCAAAAGAGCTTATAGAGGACTTCTGCACAGTTAAAACAGGCGGTACGATTTGGGATTTGGATTATTACCATTTTAAGCATGAGACTACACCATATGACTTAGTTAATCACTATTTTGATTTATTCCTGATGGAAGCTCACTATAAGTTTGAGAGCTTTATGATTTACATGGAAAAAAATCGTCCACCATGGGAAAGATTTTATTTGCCAAGAAGAAATCCATTGAGCCAAGTCGCACAGCTCATTCAAGATTTGTACGATGATAAACTCGATGAGGGCATGGTATTCTGCCCTGGACGTATCGGAAAGACTCAAATCGTTAAAATGGGTAATTTGTGGTTTGGCTCAAACAGACCCGAAAGGTCAAATCTATATTCCGCATATTCTGACAAAATAACCGGAGGATTTTACGATGGAACATTAGAAATGGTAAATGACCCAACGTACACCTACAAAGATATTTACCCTAAAATTGTAGAGAAAAAAGCTATCACAGACGGAAAAGACCTTACGATAGACTTCTTGCGTAAAAAAACATACCCAACATTTACGATGCGCTCTATATACGGAACGCTGAACGGAGCGTGTGACTGTGATGGCTTGGGAGTATATGATGATTTATTTAGTGGTATTGATGAAGCGTTAAGCGAGGATAGACAGGCTACAGTTTGGGGAAAGTTTGACAATAACTTTATGCCGAGAATTAAGCCCGGCAAAGCAAAACTGCTAGGAATAGGCACAAGATGGGCGCCAAAAGATGTGCAAGGGCGCAGATTAGAGTTGCTTGCAAACAATCCTGAATACAAAAACATACGTCATAGAGAAGTTATAATTCCGGCGCTCAATGAAAACAATGAGAGCAATTTTGATTATCCCTACAAATTAGGATATTCCACATTAGATTATAAGCGCAGAATGGCTTCATTTGAAGATAATGACGATATGGCTTCATGGTTCGCCCAATATCAGCAAGAGCCGATAGAAAGAAAAGGTCAGATGTTTAATATTGATAACATGAACTTTTTTGACCCGGCAGAAATTGAGGGAATAAGACCTGATAGAATCTTTTCGGCAAACGACCCGGCATATGGCGGTGGAGACTTTGTATCAATGCCAATTTGCTATGAGATTGAAAAGGAATACTATATCGTAGATGTTGTGTATAACGATGGCGATAAGGATACAACAATTCCTGAAGTAACAAGCAGAATGGAAAGCCACTTAGATAAATTTCCAAATAAAACAGCAGAGGTGCATTTTGAGGAAACAAAAACAACATCTGCCTATCGTTTGGAGTGCGAGAAAATATGGAAGAAAGATTGCTACCCGATATTGACAAGCCATGACCCGGCAGATAACAAAACTGCAAAAATGGACAGAATTAAAAATCATGCACCGGATATAAGAAAACTGCATTTTATAAAACTTGAAAGACAAACTAAGGAATACAAGAAATATTTTCAAAATGTTCTTTCTTGCACATATGAGGGCAAAATGAAACATGATGATGGCGTGGATTCTACAGCACAGTTGTGCGATATGATTTTTAGGGAAAAGCGGATAGCAAAGGTTGAAGCAGTACACAATCCGTTCAGAGGAGGGCTTTATTAATGACAAAGGAAGTTTTATCACAGTATTCAGACTTGCAAGAGGAAATCAAAGAGGTTAGAAAGAAAATTGCTAAATTACAAGATGACCTTGAAAAGATAGAAAACGGAGAAAGCGTGATTGACACTGTGTCAGGGGGCATGGGTGGCACACAGCACTTCAAAATCGAGGGCGTGCCATACCCTGAATACGGACGCAAGCGCACATTATTGTACTCAAGAATGACTACGCTACAGCTTTTACAAGACGATTTGCTTGAAAAGACAAACGATGTAGAAGAATTTATAGCAAGCCTTGATGATAGCAGAATGAGAAGAATAATCAATTTTAGATTTTTGGAAAATAAATCATGGTTACAGACAGCATATGCGCTTGGCGGTAAAGCCACAGCAGATAGCGTAAGAATGGAGTTTGAAAGATTTTTTAAGAAAATGTAAGTTTGTTCGTTCGGTTCGCTTAGAATGTGATAATGTGTAAGATGAAAAAAATGTAATTCGTTCATTGCGAAAAATCTCTTTTAGAAATAGCACTCACAGATTGTGGGTGCTATTTTTAGTGAATCGAGGGCGACATGAATAATCAGAATATTAATATCGTACCAACAGGAAAACGAAGTGTAATGTGCCCTCGTTGTGGAAAGCTATTAACGTGGGTAAATGAAAGCGATAAGAAACACCACAAGGTAATGTGTACGCACTGCCGTAAATGGATATGGTTTTGGGCTGGCACACAAGAATTTCAGATAAAAGAGGTTCCACAGAGAACTTCTGCAAGTGGCATGAGGTTTTATTGATGTATAGATATGCTCATAAAAATGTGAGACCTTTTTCTGCTGTATGCCATAACAATTTTGGTAGACAGGTAATTTACACGAGAAAAAGAGTTATCACAGCTAACAATATCGTTGATGAATTGAATAAAGCTCTTGTAATCCATGAGTTAAACGCAATTGAGATTGAATATCTTGATAGGTACTATCGTGGAGACCAACCGATTTTATATCGTCAAAAGATAAACAGACCAGAGGTAAACAATAAGATACCGGTCAACCTTGCGTATGAACTTGTTGAGAGAAAAACAGCGGATATATGCGCTGAACCTATCCAATATGTGTTACGTGGCACAGATGATAAGAAATCAGAGGAAATTACAAATCTTAATGTGACAATGGATTCTGAAAGTAAGCAAGAGGTTGATATAGATATTTGCCGTTGGAGAAGTATTTGCGGTACTGCTTATCGCTTTATCGGAAATGACGAGAGAAAGGGAGAGCTACTTGACGAGAGTGATTTTTACTTATCATCAGAAAACCCTATGTATACCTTTGTTGTGTACTATTCGAACAACAGACCGGCTTTTTCCTGCCAGATAGGAGAAGATGAAAACGGAGCTGATGTTTATTTTTGCTTTACTAATAACGAGTGGTTTGACATTAGAAACGGAAAGATAGTCGATAGTGGAGTAAATGGCAACAGAGCAATCCCGGTTATTGAATACCCAAACAATGCTAGGCGGTTGTCAGATATAGAAATCACAATACCTATTACGGACGCAATAAACACTTTGCAGTCCGACAGGGTAAATGGCATAGAACAGTTTGTATCGGCATGGATTAAGTTTGTCAACTGCGAGATTGACTTAGAGCAATTCAGAAAAATGCGCCAAGAGGGAGCATTAGTTGTTAAGTCCAACAACGGCGCTGACAATAAAGCTGATGTTGATATTATGTCAAGCGAGCTTAATCAGACCGAGGGGCAAGTAGTTTTCAATGATTTGTTTGAAAAATTCTTAAGTATACAAGGACTTGCAAATCGACAAGGCAATACTGGCGGAGATACTCAAGGGGCTGTAGAACTTAGAAACGGACATTATGACGCAGAACTTAGAACGGCCATTAATGAGCCTATCCTTAAGAAGTCAGAGAGGATGTCACTTAAGATTATTCTTAATAGGCTTAGGATAAATAAAGGCTACACTCTTATGCCTAGCGATATTGAAATACATATCAATCACAACAAGCTTGACAATATGCTTGTTAAGGCAGAAGTGCTTGAAATACTGCTTAGGTGCGGTGTTCATTACAAGAGAGCAATTAAGACCATTGATATGTTCAGCGACCCAGAACAGGTTGCACTTGAGAGTAAGGCTAGAATGGAGAGTCTATATCCAGATAAAGTCGAAGATAGCAATGGCGATAATAATAACATCACGACAGCCGGTGAATAACTGGCTGTCTTTTTGATTTGAGGTAATAAAAGATGGCAGATGAAATCCACGCGCTGAATAAAGATGAAATCAAAGACATTGACTACGAAACATATTTTGGCGAAATGGATTTAACGGACGAGGAAAAGCAGGACAGAATAGAACTTGCCAAGAAGTTTGAAAACATTTTCCTCATGCTTTTTGCCACAATATCAGCAAGCAAACAGACAGAAGTAGAAACTTGGACTAGAGAAATCAAAATCAGATATGAAAGTCTTGCTACGCAGTTTATGAAAGCCAAGCAGGCACCTAGTTACATAGTAACCTACTCTGAATATATCTCAAAAGAAATTGTTAATGCCACGGTTAAAAATTCTGATGAAGAATATTTCACGTCAGAGCTTCGGGCAAAAAATATATCCGCAAATGAAGCGAATGTGATTGGGAATTATCGAGAACAGATAAAAATGCTCAAGCTGGGATATAAAACAAAGATGTGGGTAACAATGAAAGACAGCCACGTAAGAAAAACGCACATGGCTGTTGACAACAAGAAAATAAGCATTTTCGACACATTCAAAGTTGGAAATTCGGAAATGATGTTTCCAAAAGACCACTCTTTAGGAGCAGCGACAAAAGAAATAGCAGGGTGCAGATGCACTCTTAGATACTTTAAATAATCAGCGATTGTCAATTATGGCAGTCGCTTTTTATTATACAAAATTTGCAGTTGTGCGTTAAACAACAGAAAAACTCGGCTGGTGCGACCAGCGATAACAAAAGCGTGAGTTACGGAGGTAATTGAAATGACAAGAAATGATGTTTTGAAACTTTTCCCGGATGCAACGGATGAACAGATAACAAATCTGCTTAACAAGAGCGGTGAGGAAATGGCAAGAGAGAAAGAGAAAGCCAATCAGTACAAGGCTAAAGCCGACAAAGCCGACGAGCTACAGACACAGCTTGATGAACTACAGGCTGGCAACATGACGGAGCTTGAAAAGGCAAATAAAGCCTTAGAGACAGCCAATCAGCAGATAGCCACGCTACAGAAAGATAAAGCTGTCAGAGATTTACGAGAGAAAGCAATGTCTGATTTTGGCATTACTGCTGAACAGGCAAAAACAGTAGTAACAGAGGATGGCTCTTTTGACACGACATCACTTGGCAAGATTATTTCCGACATGAAAGCCAATGCGATAGCGGAGTATGAGAAAAACGCACTCAAAGATACTCCTAATCCAAACAATGGCGGTAACAATAATGAACCCGACTCAAAGCCGGCAGATGTAGCAAATGCAGAGCAAATCTCATTCGGTACAGTTGCAAATGCTGAAAGTCAAAACAGCTATGTAATTTAAAACAGGAGGTAGAACGATGGGAAAGCCAATCGTAAGAGACTTTACACAGGGTAAAGGAATTTTAAAATTTTTCCCTTATGAGGGTGCAGCGTGCCTTGTACCACAGACTATGGTAACAAGCGCAGACACAAACGGAATGAAGATTGTGCCAGCCGGTACACCATTTCCAAGCAATGACGCAGAGTGCAAGGGTTATCTGTTACACGATGTAGATGTAACAATGGGTGACGCACCTGGAACATACGTATATCAGGGAACTATTGATTGGGAGAAAGTTAAGTCACTTTCAATCGCAGATGAAGCTAGAACTGCAACACCTAGAGTTACTTTCTATGGTGCGCCAAAGATTGTAGCAAGTCAGGTTTAAAAGGAGGTAGAAGAACATGGCATTACCATTAGCAGAAGCATTTACAGCGAGAAGTCTCGGCGTAATGTGGAACAATTATCAGAAGACATTAGGAACTGCCCCTTATCTTGGCAGACAAAAATTCGGAACACGTAAACAGGACTCACTCGACCTTAGATTTATCAAGGGCAAGAACGGACTGCCGGTATCGCTCAAAGCTTCAAACTTTGATGCACAGGCAGAGTTAAGAGATGTTGGAGGTTTCTCTGACATTCAGAACTCAATGCCATTTTATCGTGAGGGATACATGGTAACAGAGAAAGAGGAACAGGAGTACGACAATTACAGAACTTCTGAAAACTCTAACCTTGCCAATAACGTATTACGTGAAATCTCTAAGAAACCAATGATGTTAATTGAGGGTGCATTAGTTGTACCGGAGAGACAGATTTGGCAGTTACTTGCACCTACAGATGGTGTACCAAAGGTGAAGGTTGTGCTTGGCGATAAGAACTATGTCGTTGATTACACAGCCGACAACGGTGCAGAGCATAAGGAAAAGCACTTTAAGTCAATTACCGGCACAAGCGCATGGGACAAGCCTACTACATGCGCACCACTTGATGATCTTATTACAGCTCGTAGAGACTTTGCAAAGGCAACAGGATATTCTCTCACTCGTTTCACCATGAATACAGAGACTTGGGAAATGGTGCTTAAGGCAGAAGACACAAAGAAGCAGGTGCTCGGTATTACTGCTTACAATGGCGGTATCAGATTACAGCAGTCACAGGTTACTGAATACCTTAGAGGATATGGTATCGAGATTGAAGTATACGATAAGCTCTATGTTGATGAAACAGGACAGACACAGTACTTTGTACCAACAGGCATTGTATCTGCGCAGTCTGCCGGAGTATTCCTTGGCGATTACACATTCGGCAAGACACCAGAGGAAAGAAGCGGAAGTATCACAGACGGAAACCTCTCACTTGTTGAGACAGGTGTATCTGTATACACATACGCTACAAATCATCCTATCAATACTCACTGTATCGTATCTATGATTGGATTACCTACATTCGAGGGTATGGATAGCGTTATGGTTCTCAAAGTTAAGGAGGATTAAGGCTTATGATAGCAACGCACTCTATAAAGCATGATGGAGTGTGGTATAAAGTCGGAGACGAGGTACCGGAAAGCAATAGCAATTCGGTGCCTTCTGATTTTATGAACCCACCTGAAACACCATACACAAAAACAGAAATTAACAGAATGTCAACAGCCGACCTAAAGAAGCTTGCGAGCGAAAACGGTATTGAAAATGCCACAGAAATAAATGGCAGCGACTTGAAGAAAATGTTAATTGAAAAGTTTGGATTATAAGGAGCTTGGCATGGAATACACCACATTAGAACAGGTCAAAATCAGACTTAAACAATTTCATATCGAAACTGTCACAAACGATGATGATACAACATCTGATGTGGTTGTATTCGATAAAAAGGAAGATAATCCACTCATTGAACAGCTCATTAAGCAAGCCACGGAAGATGTGAAAGCAAAAAGGTGTTATCCGGACACTTTCACTGATGATGATATAACTGCCGACTTAAAGCAGTTTGAGAATGTCGTTATCAATCTTGCCGTCTACGACCATTCGCAAGCCGGTGAGAACTACATGAGCGCATTGAGTGAGGGTGGAGTGAGCCGTACATGGAAAGACAGAGATAAGCTGTTTGTCGGGGTTTTTCCTTTTGTCAAAGTGCTATAAGCAAAAGAAGATTGTGCGTTACCAATATGGTAGCAGGCGGTACACATTAAGTGGTGGTGGGCGGTGTGCCATTATTAATTATGAAAGGCGGTATATCAATGCCAATAGCAGTAATTATAAGCATTATTTCAGTTGCTTTTTCCGTCTTTTTCGGACTGTTTACCTTAGGACTCAATCTTAAGAACAACAAAAAGTCTGATAACGCAGAACTTACGGAGCGTGTAAAACAAAATACACGTATAAACATGAAACTTGACACAATATCAAGCAACACAACAGAGATAAAGAATGAAGTTACAGAAATGAGAAGAGAACTTAATTCTCACGATAACAGGATTATTAAAGTTGAGGAAAGTGTAAAGTCAGCACACCACCGAATAGACGGATTGGAAGCACGACTTAACGAAGATAAGGAGGCATAGCAGAATGGATATAACATCAGTATCAACAGTAGTTGCAATCGTTGTAATTACATATCTGATAGGTTTAGGAGCCAAAGCAATCCCACACATTAAGGATAATTATATTCCTATAATCGTAGGTGTTGCGGGTGGCATCTTAGGCGTCATAGGTATGTATGTAATACCGGACTTTCCGGCAAATGACATTCTTGATGCAATAGCAGTAGGAATTGTGTCCGGATTGTCAAGCACAGGTGTTAATCAGATTTATAAACAGGTAAAGAAAAATGCTTGACATCAATAAGCAAGCCATGAAATACGCGCTCCAAGGCCAAACAGTCACAGTCTATGAAAAAGACGAGGACGGAAATCTAAAGTTTTATGAAACAGAGGACGGAGAGAAGATATACTACACCCACGAAGAAACAGGCTTTTCGGAGCCGGTTGATTTTCGGGCAAACATATCATTTGACGGAGGAGAAGCGCAGAACAAGGAATATGGATTTAATACGGCTGATTTTGACGCTGTTTTGCTGACAGACAGAGGAGACTACCCTTTTAAAAAGGGTGACGTTATTTGGCTTGATAGTGAGCCTACAAAGGACGAAAACGGATTAGTTGATTCAACTTCCGCAGACTTTACAATAGTGGGAGTCAAGCCCTCCCTCTATTCAGTTAAATACATGCTCAAAGCAGTTGTGAAAGAAGTGTAATTATGAAGATTGACGTTTCTCTGACAGAAAAATCTATACAAGATGCGATAGACAAGCTTGAAAGATACAAAGACCGCTTACAAGACAAGTGTATAGCGTTTGTTGGAGAGCTTGCCAGTAATGGTATTGCTGTAGCACAAGCAAATACAGGCAATTTTGGACACTATATCACGTTTAGTTACGAAATTAAAGATACAACGGACGGCTGTACGGCTATTGTGCTTGCTACGGAAACAGGACAGATACAAAGCACATGGCAAACGGCTGATGGGCTCAAAACAGTTGATGTATCGCCTTTGCTTATGGCTGAATACGGCTCAGGTTGGAAAGCTAAACCACACTTCAATGACGCAAGGGGCGGTCAAGGAACTTTCCCGGGGCAGACACACGCATTTGACAGTGAAGGCTGGTATTGGAGAGACGAAAGCGGAGAATTACACCATTCATACGGCATTACACCTACAATGCCGATGTATCACGCATTTGTAGAAATGGAAAATGACATTATGAGAACAGCACGGAAAATTTTTTAGTTGAGGTGATAAAGTGGCGAGTCAAAATCAATGGGTTTATGACCTTGAAAATCTCGCGTATGCGATTGTTAAAACCCGATGCGAGAAAAAATTGAAAACTAAATACCCCAAACTAAAATTCACACAAGAGGAACAGTCTGACAGCGCAACGGCTAGTTTCCCAACAGTGCTGATTCAAGCACTCGAACCTATTGAACAGAATACGGATTTAGAGTGCGAAAGAATAAATACAGTGTTATTTACGGCGCAAGTAATTGTTACAACGAATAAAAGCCGTTCAGAAGCTTTGAATGTGGCGCAGACAGTGGCTAATGAATACAAAGCTATGTCATTCAAGCTGACAACAACCCCATTCGCTAGGAAAAACGGCAAATTATGGACAGCAACATTACGTGCTAGGCGGTCATTCGATTGGAATGATAGATTATAAGAGCTTTTTGGCTCTTATTTTTTTATGAAAATTAGGAGGTAATAAAAATGGCAACAGGATTAAAAAGCAGAATTGCTTACAAGACACCAACCGCATCCGCCACAAGTGGCGATTATTGGGCTGGAACTTACAAGCTCTTACTTAGAGCAAAATCAATTCCCTCACCATTCGGTTCACAGAACATGGTAGATACTTCAACTCTTGAAGATTTAGTAGAGACACAGGAAATGGGCAGACGTTCAGCCGGTTCTATGGAAGTTGAGGGAGCTTTTGAGAAGAAGTACAAAGATGAGATGGTAACTAACGAGGGTAAGAAGCTTGACTTCATCATTCTCTATGGTACAGACGGAAAAGGTTCAGAGGGTATCTGCGCTTTTATCGGTCAGGAGTCATTCGCCCCAGGTGAAGCTTCCGATGACCACTTAACAGGAACTGCGACTGTATCGGTTCAGACAGTGCCTAAGTGGATTGAGGATAACTACGATGTTGCGGTAACAGAGGATGACCAAGGCTATCCAACAGCAATCACACTCACAAAAAAATCATGAGCCAATCGAAAAAAGCCGTAGCGGTTGGCTATGATGATAGCACGGCTGACAGCGAACTTGAAGAAACAATATAGTAAGGTAATTGAGGCAGTTTTAATACTGCCTCTTTCCCTATATAAATTAGGGAGAAAGGGAAAGATAAAATGAAAATTAAATTAAACGGAAAAGAATACACAGTTAAATTCGGATACGCACCGGTATATCAAAATAGAATTATCCCAAGAGTTGTAGGAATGGGACAACAGGGAGATGAGCTTGAAGCGATTGACAACATGCTCGGCTTTTTACCGGAGTTTTTGCTCGTGGGCTTGCAGAAATTTCATGCCGACGAATTTGGTTTTGAATTTGATGATAAAGAAGCAAAAGAGAAGCAATTGGTAAAGATGTATGATTTACTTGACGATTACCTTGACCCTGAGAATGAAGAGGGCAAAGATATAATGTCGCTCTACGATGATTTGACGGCAGAGCTGGAGAAGAACAGTTTTTTATCGAAGCTGTTGGCGAAAGAGGAACAGGCAGCCAAGAAGAAACCAACCAAGAAGTAAAAGAGCTTACATGGGAAGTGTATTGCAACGAAATCCGCCCATATTGGCTTTTGGCAACTAAAGGCTATGGATTTAGCGTTGAGGACATAGATATGTCTTGTCCGGCTGATTTAGAGCCTTATTCAAAGGCTTATATGCTTGGACAAAAAGAAGCCGACTCCAATATGTGGGCTTGGTGGGGCACATACGGATTGAGCGCAACTCTTACAGCTATCGACAGAGCATTGAATGGCAATAAGGCAAGAGCAAAATACATCGAAAAATCATTAAATGAGCAATACTCAAAAGATAACGAGCCTAAATACAAGGAGTCTAATGAGGAAATTGCCGTTTACGAAATGAAGCAACGAATTAACGCATTAAGACAATCAGGATTACCTGAAAGTCCTGATTAATGAGGTGGAAATATGGCATATAAAGGAATTGACGTATCGTCATATCAAGGGAATATTGATTGGAGTAAGGTTAAGTGGGCTGGAGTTCAATTTGCAATCCTAAAAATAATCCGCAAAGACCTTAATCCGGATAAAACCTTTGAGCAAAACTGGAAAGGCTGTACCGATGTAGGAATGCCGATACAAGGTGTTTATAACTACTCATACGCTACAACAGTAGAAAAGGCAAAGACAGACGCAAACAAGGTCATTCAAACGCTTAACGGAAGAAAAACCTTTGTTTGGCTAGATGTTGAAGATAAATGCCAGCAAGGACTCGGACAGACACTTATTGATATTATCAACACATATCAGAGCGTTATAAAGGGTGCTGGGCTTAACTTTGGTGTATACACAGGGCTTAGCTTTTACAATCAGTATATTGCACCATACGCAAATCAGATTAATTGTCCGTTTTGGATAGCACGTTATCCGTCAACTAAAGGAATGTCTATTGGTGATGAGCCTAACAGTGCAAAGAAGCCTGTTATTACACATAGCCTTTACGGATGGCAGTACACCAGCGCATTTACCTGCTCTGGACTCAACAACAGTACGGACGCTAACTTACTTTACATTGAGCTTGATAAGGGCGATGGAATAGAGAATAATCCGGCATCAACAGCAACTCCGACACCAATAGCAACTCCGGTAAAGAATAACGCTTGGAAAGGCAATGAGGAATATTACCTCGACAATGATGATGTAAGAAAATGGCAACATGCCATGAACATCGGATTTGACACAGACGAGCTTAAAGAAGATGGCAAGTTTGGAGCTAATTCACAGAGATTTGCTAAAAATCACAATTTGTGGAGTGGACAGAAGCATAACTGCCCGACAGCCATTAAGTGGCTGAGAAAAACTCTGCATGACAAGTATCATTTTTACAAACTTGATACTGATTACAAAGAGTGGAGTGACTATCTCACTAAATGTGTCAAAGTATTCCAAAAGAATAGAGGACTTAAGCAAGATGGCTATGTTGGATTGATTACAACATACTATCTGCTCAAAGACTAAATACATGAGAGCTACTTTAGGGTAGCTCTTTTTTATTACAGGGAGGTGAGAAAATGGCAGAGAGCATTGAGCTTCAAATCAAGTCGGACGCACAGCAAGCGACTAGAGCCATAGGAAATTTACAAGGCAAGTTACAAGAGCTTGGAACTACTCTCAATTCCCTCAATGGTGCAAGTATAAGTAATTTTGCGAGTGGAATGTCACAACTTGCAACATCACTCAGAAGTGTGAGCAGTATTGACACACGTACCTTTAGCAAGATTGCAACCAACATGGAGAAGCTCGGCAACCTTGATACCGCAAGACTTGTCAGCTCGGCAAGTGCCTTAAAGAGCATGGCAACAGAACTGTCGGGCTTTGCGAATATCTCAAAGCAATCAGCAGAGATTACACAGCTAACAGCTTCAATCTCAAAGCTTGGCTCAAAATCAGCCGGTTATGCTGCGGATAACATCAAAAACCTTGGTAGCGCCTTGAAAGAGGTAATGACAACATTATCTAACGCACCGAGAGTCAGCAACAACATTATTCAAATGACTAATGCACTTGCTAATCTGTCGCAACAAGGCTCAAAAGTCGGTTCAGCTAGTAGGTCACTTGTAACAGGCTTTTCAAACACAACTAAGTCGATTAAGAGTACAAGAAGTGGATTTAGGGGCTTGGCTTCAACTATCGGTAAGTTTTACGCAACTTATTGGTTGGTCATGCGAGCTGTCGGAAAAATAGGCGGTGCAGTTGATTTAGCGAGCCAATTAACAGAGGTTCAAAACGTAGTAGATACCACGTTTGGTGACATGGCAAGCAAGGTTGATGATTTCACGAAAACATCAATTCAAGACTTTGGAATGTCGGAGCTGACGGTTAAGCAAATATCAAGCCGTTTCCAAGCGTTAGGCACTTCTATAGGTATTTCATCAGAGCAAGTGGCAAATGGTACGGCAGTGGCAAATAAAGCTCTTATGAGCCAAAATAACACGCTATACAAGACTACAGACAGTATGGCTGATATGTCGCTTAATCTTACAAGATTAGCTGGTGATATGGCTTCATTCTACGATGTAGACCAAGCTGATGTTGCAAAGAGCTTACAATCCATTTTTTCGGGAACAATAGCACCTTTGAGGAGATACGGACTTGATTTAACACAAGCTACGCTTTCGGAATGGGCTATGAAAAACGGACTTGACGCAAATATCAAGTCAATGACGCAAGCTGAAAAGGTATTGCTAAGATACAATTATGTCATGGCTAACACACAAGCTGCGCAAGGTGATTTTGCTAAGACCGCAAATACCTGGGCTAACAGTGTAAGAGTCCTTAAGCAAGAGTTCCAAGCATGGGGCAGCATCATAGGTAGCGTGATAATAAATGCCTTAAAGCCGTTTGTTCAAGCCTTAAGCAAAGTAATGCTCAAGGTTATCAGCTTCACAAGAACTGTAGCTGACGCACTCGGAGCAATCTTCGGGTGGACTATCGAAATAAGCGGTGGCGGTGCTACTGTTGACGGCATGGAGGACATAGCTGGCGGAGTTGGCGATATTGGCGATAACGCTGATAGTTCCAATAAGAAAGCACAAAAACTGAAAAAGACACTGCTTAGTATAGACGAGATACACGCACTTGACGATAATAGCGACAGTGGCAGTGGTGGAGGTTCGGGCAGTGGCGGTTCAGGTGGCGGTGGAGCTGGCAGTGGTGTTAATAGCTCACTGAAAAAGACCGATGGATTGCTTGAAAAATACAAATCATCAATCAAAGACCTTTACTCACTCGGAAAGTACATCGGTGACACAATAGCCGACTCACTTAATTCTATTAATTGGGATAACGTATATCAGAGCGCATCGAACTTCGGAAAAGGACTCGCGGACTTCCTTAACGGCTTAATAAGTCCAAAATTATTTACGGCACTCGGAAAGACAATAGCCGGCTCGATAAGAACTGCCATAGTTTTCGCTTTTTCATTTACGTCAACGTTTGATTGGGGAAACCTTGGAGACAGTTTTGCTTCATTTATAAATGGTGCATTACATGAAATGTCAAGAGTAAGTGACATTTCAGGGCTGACAGGTTGGCAAGAACTTGGAAAAACAGTAAATAACATTGTTCACGGCATACGAGACACTTTAATTCACGCGCTAATCAATATTGATTGGAAAGACGCATTTAAGGGCATTTCAGAATTTATCGGAGAGCTTGATATTGATACTTTTACTATTCTTATTGGCGCGTTTGCATGGAAACACGGACTCAAAGAGATAACCAAAACTCTTATTAAATCTGAATGGGAAAAGTATGCAACAGCTAAAGGCTTGTCAAAAACAGAACTTGCACTAAGGGGAGTTGAGGTGCTGGTTATCGTGTCGGGTATCAATTACGTGCTGGCACACATGAAAGGTTGGATTGATAAGCTCAAAGAGTGGTTCAAGAGTCCGGAGTCCGGATTGGGAATAAGCGAAGAAGCCACAGGCTTTGATGGAAAAAAGATTAAACTTGTTACTCCTCTCGAATGGAGAATTAAGGAAATAAAGTGGAAAATCAAAGACGCTGAAAAAAGCGTAGATAATTTTTTCAAAGACTTGGGAAATTATTTCAAAAAAGGCTGGAAAACATTTAAAAAGAATATGTCTTTAAATGTTGATGATTTACAAAGCGTATTAGGGCCACAGCTTTACAACGGCTTTGTTGGGATTATTAATGACATTATAGAATTGCTTAACAAGATACCCGGTGTTGAAATACCTAAATTTAAAAAGAAAACAGTTAAAGGAGTCAACGATACCGCAAAAGAAGTAGGAAAGAGCGCAAGCAAAATTGATGATAGCTACAAAAACTTAAGTGCCGGAGTGAGTGGGTATTTAGGAAATATCAACACTTCACTCGATGGCACTAAAAGCAAGATGGACAGCATGGAAAGAAAAGCGAGCACAACTAGCTCTAATTCTAGGACATCTTTTTCGAACTTAAATGCCGGAGTGAGTGGTTATTTAAGCGGAGTCAACACTTCGATTGACGGAACTAAGGGCAAGATGGATAGCATGAGCAGTAAAGCAAGTGGAACAACACTTAGCACAAGCGGTTCTTTCTCAGCGTTATCATCAAATCTCTACAATTCATTAAGTGGGGTTAATGGCTCGTTGGGTAACACTAAATTTAACATGGGGTTATTTCAAGACGCTGCAGAAAATATGAGAAGAGGAACATCAAACTCGTTTTTAACGATGGCAAGTAACGCAAGCACTTACCTTGGCTCGACAGGTGGTAGTTTTAATGGACTTAAAGGAAAAGTTGATAACACGAACGGAAGTTTAAGCACGTTCAAGTGGTACACAAATCAACGTTATAGCGTTGGAATAAGTAGCTGGGGATTTAGCGGTGTTAAGAGTTCGATAGATGGCATTGTACGCTCATTGGATGCTTTGTTTAAGTACAACAATAAAAGATTCAATATTACCACAGGCACAAAATACATGGGGTATCAGTCGCTACTCGACAGGGCACCACGTTATGCTAGTGGCGGTTTCGTAGAAGAAGGTCCATTCTACATGAACCGAGGAGAGATGGTTGGTAAATTCTCAAATGGTAAAACAGCCGTAGCAAATAACCAACAAATCACAGAGGGAATTAAACAGGCTGTCATGGAGGGCATGGCACAAGTAATGATGAACTCTAACGTTGGTGGAAACTCTGCACCTATTATTGAAAATGTGTTTAAATGTGACAGCGAAACACTTTATCGCATGACGCAGGTAGGCAAGGCAAAGCACGGACAACGATATATTGTAGCAAGTGAATTTGGCTAAGGCACTCACCCTTGCGTGGGTGTCTTTTTACGAGGTAACAATATGGCAATGATGTTAGTAGACGGGGTGGAATTGCCTACTCCGTCAAGCTTTGAATGGGGCTTGATTGATGTGTCCGCAAGCGATAGTGGACGAACACAAGACGGCAAAATGCACAAAAATAGAATAGCTCAAAAACGACAAATTAAATTGTCGTGGAGTGGTACTGACAAGGCTAGGACAGCAAAGATACTTCAAATGGTGAACCCCGAATATATCAGAGTGACATATCCTGACGCTATGAGTGGCACTGACGAAACACGTACATTCTATGTAGGTGACAGAAGTGCACCTATCAAGATATGGACTGTTGGCAATAAGAGGTATGAGGTATTAAGCTTTCCTCTCATAGAAGAATAGGCGGTGATTAAATGCTTAACGTATCGGCTAAATGGCAAAGAGCAGTAATGCTCGACAATGATATAAACGTAAATTGTTTTGCTGACATAGTTACGGCAAGTGGTGAAAAAATCCCTATTAGTGATAGCGAGCTGTGGGCAAATGGCTTCGAGGTTAATGATTCAACATCAAGCAATGGTACTTTCACAATCGGGGCTTTGATTGCCGGAAAACTGAAAATTAAGCTGAATAACATTTATGAAGATTACGACAAGTATGATTTTGACAAGGCAAGCGTAACGGCATATGTTTCAAAAAGCTTTTCTGATGGCACAACCGAAAAACTAAAAATCGGTGAGTATAGAGTCAGCGAGACAAGCTATGATGGCTCACTCATAACGCTTACTTGCCTTGACAATATTAATAATTTCAATCGTGAGTATGATAGCAATTTAAGCTACCCTACGACAGCGTATGAAGTAGTCAGAGACGCTTGTATCAAGTGTGATGTACCTTTTACTATGGCGAGATTTGATAACTCTGATTACGTGATTAACGAGATACCAAGTGATAATCAAAAGCTCACATATGGACAGGTAATAGCTTATATCCTGCAGTTGAGCGGTTTATGGGGCAAGTGCGGTCACGATGGCGAATTGCTTATCGGTTGGTATGATATGAGCCAATTTGACAGCCAAGGTTACGATGGTGGAACTTTTAGCACAAAAACTACACCATACTCTGACGGAGATAATGTTGATGGCGGAACATTTAAGTATTCTGACGGAGATAGTGCCGATGGTGGAACATTTACAGAAGCGAGAAATTACCACAACATTTATACGCAAAAAGACTTGAATGTTGCAACTGATGATGTTGTGATTACAGGCGTTAAAGTTATTGTGACATCAAAAGAGGATAAGGCAAAAGATGTTAATGCACTTGCCGGAAAAGAGGGGTATGTAGTCTCAATCCCTGATAATCCGTTTATTCCGGCAGACAAGGCACAGACAGTTGCAAATTATATCTTCAAAAAAATCGGTGGCATGAGGTTCAGACCTCTTGACGCTACACTCTTATCAAATCCACTAATTGAGAGTGGAGATGTGGCACTTGTGACAGACCGCAAGCAGAATACCTATAGTTGTTTTATCTCCAACCGGACGTTTACAGTTGGAAGTGGCACAAAAATTTCGTGTGACGCTGAAAACGCTTCAAGAAATAGTGCTGATAAATTCAGCAACGAGACAAAGGCTATCGTACAGGCTAGGAAAGTTGCACAGGCACAACTAAGTGTATATGATAAGCAAATGCAATTGCTGACACAGCTAATGTCTCAATCGTTCGGACTTTTTAAGACTGAACAGGTGCAAGAGGATGGCTCAATTATTTACATTATGCACAATAAAGCCGACCTTAATTCGAGCAACATACAGTGGAAAATGACAGCTAATGGCATGGCTGTATCAAATGATTACGGCAAGACATGGAATGCCGGAATTGATAAAGACGGAAACGCTATTTTCAATATTATGTCGGCCATCGGCATTAATTTTGATTGGGCGCATGGCGGTACACTCACTTTAGGCGGTGAGAATAACGTAAACGGCAAGCAGTATGTCAAAGACGCAAACGGAAAAATTCTGATTACACTTGACAACAAGGGCATTACGCTTGCTGACGGAGTTAATATATCATGGAATAATATCTCCAATCACCCAAGCATACCAAGCAAAACAAGCGATTTAACAAACGACAGTAACTACGCTACAACGGCACAGATACCAACTAAGAATAGTCAATTACAAAATGACAGTAACTACGCAAATACAAGTCAAATTCCTACAAAGAATAGTCAGTTGCAAAATGATAGCAGTTACACCACTATGAGCGCGGTTGAGAAAAAGAACTACACCACTATGAGCGCGGTTG